GTAGTGTAGCGTAGATCAAAGTTGGAATGCTAACAGGTGGCGCTGGAACAATAAGTGCATTTGTTGAAATGGCACCAGAATAATTGCGATTCACAAACGCAATGCGGATAGAGTTCCATAGCTGAGCTTCTGACACAGATGGAGGCGGCACTGGCAACGTTTGGATGGTTCCTGGCATTGTGGATAAATTGTAGTGTTTAGTTCACAAATCAATCAAAATTCAATTCTCACTGAGAAGCCAATGCCGATGCGAAAATAACATCTAACTGCTCAGGTGTTTGACCAATAGCAGCGCCAAGTGCAATCACAAATGGATGGTCGCGATGGACTGTAGTGCTTTGCGCCGTGTTCCACCAGATCTCGCCTTCTGGAGTTGCTAAAGCGGCGGATTTAACCTGCGGATAAAGTCCAGCTTGCAAGAGGGCGAAGGCGAGGGCGCGGAAACTGACGATAACTGGCTGCGGCGGATACTCATTGACCTGCCAACCGAGCGTCAGCGTCTTGGCCTCGTGGTCTGCCGACTCGGTGCGCGTGAGGTATTGAGTGATGGTGATCTCCGGCTGTGGGACTTCGATCACATCATAGACTTGAAGCACGGGATCGAGGCCGACAATCTCAGCGTCGTCGTCGCGTGGATAGGACGGTAGGAAGGTCTGCGTGACGGTGTTGTAGAGTCTTTTCATGCGCTGATTTTGAATTCAAATTCGAGGGTGTAGGGGGATTGGTTTGTGCTGCCGCTGATTTTTTTCATGCGATAGTAACGGAATGCCGTGGTGTTGGCGGACAGCGCGGTGATCGTAGAAGTCGTTGCTCCGCCAAGCGTGAAGGTTGATCCAATGCTCGTCCAAGTGCTGTTGTCATTTGAGCCTTCCCATTGCCAGACTCCCTGAGTCTGTGCGCCGCTTTGATAAAATTTAATTTCATTGATGACTTTAGCGGTGCTGAAATCGAATTTTAGCCATTCACCATCCGCGCACCCATTCGGCATCCAAATAAACGATGTGGCTTTATTTCCGTCCTTTAGCTGGAAGAAATTCACTGGGGCATTCATCGGGTTGCTCGCACCCGACTGGGTTATTGTCGGGATGCCGCTGGTGCGATTGCCTGAGCCACCAGGATTCGAGTAACTGGTGGAAACAGCCACAGAATACTGGAAGGAATTTACGAGGTTCATGCGCGAGTTCCGATAATGGTTACCTTCAACCCAGCGCCAGCGATGGTGCTGCCGATCTGGTCGATGTCGATAGTGATCTCTGCGTCGTCTGCCAATGCTGAGTCTGATATTACTGCTGGAACGGCTGCAGTGGTGCTGGTTTTTTCTGTGGCATCAATGGACAGCTTGGTGCTCAGGATGGAGGTTCCGTTTTCGTTGATGTCAACGATTAGTGTTGATCCTGTAGGAGCGGTGCCAACACTAGCGCGAACAGACGTAACCGTCATCGCACATGGCATGCGAAAAGTTAGCTTTGCGGTTCCTGCAGTAAGTGCGGTAGTTTCGTCTGAAACTGCTGCTGAATACTCAAATGGCATACCAACAAAGCTGCCACCTGCTCGATAAATGAGATTTCCTTCAATGGTTAAATTGCCAGCCGAGCTACGGGCGAGGGTTGTATCAGAGGCGTGACCAATATCCAGACTTCCGACACCCAGCGCAGCGGATGTGGAGGGAGTGATTCCAGCGACAGGTAATCCAGTGCAATTAGTGAGCGTTCCGCTTGATGGCGTGCCAAGTGCTCCGCCATTGACTACTGGCGCTCCTGCGCTCCCCACGTTGACCGCCAAAGCGGTCGCAACTCCGGTGCCGAGGCCAGTGATGCTGCCAACAGCAGGGGTGATCGTGTTCGTTGATACAGCCGTGACAAGCCCCTTGGCATTGACCGTCACCGCTGGTGCCGCCGTGGCGCTACCAAAGCTGCCGACGTTGGTGTTGACCGTAGCGAGCGTGGTTGCGTTGTTGCCTGCCAACGCTGTCACATCACCAGTCAATGCTTCGCGCCGAAGATTCGCGCCATTCAGTTCTAAGCCACCGTCAATGCCGATTTGCTGAATGCTACCACTGCCAGACGCATGTCTGCCGATTAAATGCGCCGTGCTGATGTGCTGCATTTTGGCAAAGGTCACTGCATCGTTTGCAATTGTCGTTGCGAAAGTGCCTGTCCCGCTTCCAGTAACGTCGCCTGTTAGCTGGATAGTTTGGTCACCAGAATTTGTTCCACTCAATGTGCCTGATTCACCGTCCGCAATAGTAATACCTGAATCCTGAATAAGTTTACCCGTGGTTGAATCGAAACGGACAATCGCATTGTTTGTTGCCGATGATGGACCGAAGACATCTCCAGATGGAGATGGCGATGGAGCATATAGAACTCCACCAGACAAAGTTAATCCGCCACCAATACTGATTTCTATTACTGGGTTATTTGGGTTTCCTGTCGAGTCTGCTCCAAGCAAAACCCCAGGGTTAAGTGTTGCCATGTTAGACAATGGGAGATTGCCAGTAACATCTGCTGCCAAGTCAATAGAATCCAACGTAATTTCCTGTCCTGAAATGGATAGATAATCCAAAGAACCAGCCAAAGTCACATCTCCTGTGTTAGTCCCGCTAAGGGTGCCACTTTCTCCATCTGCAATAGTTATGCCAGAATCTTGAATCAACTTGCCAGTAGTCTGGTCGTATCTGGCAATCGCATTATCAGTTGCCGAAGCTGGACCAACTACATCACCTGAGCCACTGGCCGTCGAGTTAATCGTGATTGAATCCGTTGAGGCATTCGTAGTGATGGTAATATTGCTACCAGCTACAAGCGTGAGTGTATCACTGGTGGAATCTGCCACTACATTGCTTTGGCCTGCAACAGCAAACGTGCCGAAAAGGTTTTGATCACCTGTATTCGTGCCAGCTAGATTTAGCGTGGTCTTCATTGTGGCGGCATCAACACCAAGTTGAATACTTCCAGATGTCGTCACAGGTGATCCTGAATCAACCTGGATGCCATCTGTTCCAGTGATGCCAACACTTGTAACAGTTCCAGTTCCAGCAGAACCATTGGCGGCAGATGTGATGCGCCCCTTGCTATCCACCGTGATGTTTGCCAGCGTGTATGCCCCTGGGGTTACAGCCGTTGATGTAAGCGTGGCAGCAGCAGAACCAGGGCCAGATGCAGTGACATCTCCAGTGAGTGTCGTGATGTAGTTGCCAGCAGGCTGCTTGCTGTTGAACGTGCTCCAATCAGTGGATGTCAATGCGCCCGTGGTTGATGCGGAGGATGTTCCAAGGCTCAATGCCTGACCAGCAATGGACAAGCCGTTTGCGGTGCCAATCGTTACGTTGCCTGTATTCGTTCCTGAAAGCGTTCCGGTTGCACCATCAGCAATTGTGATTCCAGAGTTCTGGATGATCTTGCCGCTTGTCCCATCAAAACGAACAATCTGGTTATCTACCGAAGAGCTTGAGCTAGTCACATCTCCAGTTCCACTGACCGGATTTGCAACATTGATTACAATGCCTCCGTCACTTAGAACCTCAATCGTTGGACCAAGTGTGGAATTGACTGAAATGTTTGTCTGGCTCATCAGGTTGTGGTCGTGTAGTTGGAGAGCACTTCTCCGATGCCTTCCATCAATGTTTCGACATAAGCTGGGGTGCTGTCGTCAGTCGTTTCAATCTGCCAGACATATTGCCCAATTGGCAATTCGTATCGACCTGGATTGATGGTGAATACCCAATTCACCGGATCACTAATGGTGATGTCTGCATTGCCGCTGGTGAGTTCCAGCGTTGGCATTGTGCTCTTGGGGTTGAGCTTGAATGCCATCTTAACTGAGGCCAGATTTCCAGGCGCAATGCGATTTGACACGGTGATGGACGGAAATCCATTCCATGTGTCTCCGGCAACGAAGACAACCATTGCGTTTACTTCATCAGAAAATGCTGGCCTCATAAGATGAGATGTTTATTTGAAGACGCCCATTTTTTTAGCGCGATCCATCATGTCTTCTTCTTCAGACATTTCTTTTTTAGGCATCGTCACTTCGACTTCAACTCCTTCATCTTCCATCTCCATCTCGTCGTCTTCCATCATTGGAATTTCGGTTCCATCAATGGCTGTCAGAGTGAGATTGCCGTCTTCATCGGCGAGGAATGTTCCAACAGCTTGAAAAGGCTGTCCAGGTGTTGCGTCTTCTGGCATTTGCCAGCCTTCAGGTGAGGTAAAAGAGAGTTTCATAAGCAATTAGCTATTAGCAGAGTTTTGGTGTGTATGCAAGAAAGGCGGGGCTAGTTTTTTAAACTAACCCCGCCTCAAGTGGTTCTACTCAATTAAGAGCAGGCGGTGTTCACAACCCAGTTGGTTGGGCAGCGACGGAAGCGGAGGATTGCGCCGTATTCAGGAATCACTGGCTGAGCACCGTAGGCGAACTTGCCACGGAAGAAGCCAATGTTTTCATCAACGTTGCAAGTGCGGTCATACTTGTTGATCCAGTTGAATCGGCCAAGGTAGTCCTGAGGAGCGAATTTCATCTCCCCAGCGGCAAGCTGAGAATCAGGAATCGCAAACTTCACAACCTGCTTGGTAGCGATGATCGCATCTTCGTATTGAGCCGTGAAGTAGGCTGGATTGACGTTCGCAGGATCACCCTTGTTGGTAGCAGGGAGCATGAAGGGAACGCGCACCCAAGCGCCACCGACAAGATTCCAGCGAGCAGCAGCGATGTCGATGGTCATCTTGAAGCCGTTGAGGCTGTCAAAGGAACCAGGGGCATTGTTGAGCGCACGGACCTTTTCGGAGTCCCAGCGGATGTTCTGGATGGTCACGCCATCGGTAGCAAGCGTCTGCTGAGCCTCATCGGAGAGGACGAGTGGCAGAAGAGGCTGACCCATCTTATTGACGGAGAGGCCGTTCTGAATGTCTGCTCCATTGCGGATGAGGCTGTAGCGGATGTAATCAAGCATCTCGCGCTTCAGGGTGCCAATCGTTCCAGTGGCGAACGAAGCGGAGTTGACCGTAAGGCCAGCGTCAGCGACGTACTTGTTGGAGCAGATGGACGTGAACTGGTCGCGGCGCTGATTTTCCCACAGGTAGCGGGAGTATCCACGAAGGTTACGGATGAAGGCAGCAGCCTGCTGAACGATGTTGTAGCTCATGCGAGCATCTTCGATACAGAAGGGAGGGCTTTCGACAGCCGCAATCTTGAGTTCCATCGAGCGGCGAGTCTGCGAAGGATAGATTGTGGACACAGGAGGCTGGCAAGAACCGCCTTCGTCACCGCTACCGCCGTCATTGAAGCCGTAGGTGGTGAACGTGACATCGGAACCGAACGGCATCGCACGCTCAAATGTCAGGAAGTTCGGGGTGTCGCCCATACCATTGGGCCAGCGGGAACGCGGAACGATGGAGTCGTTCTGCCAAGGATTGCTGATGAATTGCTTCTCGGAAGGATCGTCGACGATCCGGTTTGATTCCGACTCCAAGAATTGATTAATATCTGTACATGCCATAATCTTAAGTGAGTTTAGTTGTTTTGCCTATTAGGCGGGTGTTGGAACGGGTTGCTTGTTTGAACGAAATAGATCGTAGCGGAATGCCACGACACTTGTTCTGCTTCCATTCTTGAGCCTGGAATGCCCCATTGCTGGGTTTGCCCCGTATAGGGCGCTCAGTCACCATTTCACCTAGAGAGCCTCCTAGGAGCGTTGATACACGCTTTTTAGCTCATGGCGATGATGTCACCATAAGCTCAACAGTCAAGATTATTTTACTGAAATTATACGGAGTGGGGCATTTTATCCCTTTTCTCTCTATTTTCCCACCACCACATTGGTTGCAAATTGGAAAAATGAGCAAGTCTTATCACATCCTCTTCCGTTTTTGCGGAAGAAATTGGAATGATATGATCAATCTCAACCATTGAGGTTCCGGTATAATTCTTCTCTTGAAATGATTCCCACGTCATTCCGTCATAAAATTGTGACTCAATATGAGCTTGGAGGGTTTCCCAATCACAACCAAGAATAATAGAAGTTTTGCAGTTCTTCTTAAATCCAAAACGAGAAATAGCATATAACGTTAATCGGCGCACCTTGCTGATCAGTGCATATTTTGGATCAGAAGCATATCTTGACCTCACCCATTCCCTTAAATTCTTCCGGCTTCGATCTTTGTTCGTTTCATAATACGCTCTCAAGTGCTCCTTGTTCCTCTCCCTCCAATCACGAGTCATCTGAAGGCGCTTCTCCCTATGTTTCTCCCTGCTGGCTCGATGAGACGCCTTAAATTTTTCAGGATTCTCCTCCTGCCATTTCTTCGTTCTCAATCTCTCAGCCTCCACATTCTCTTTGGCATACTTCTTCCTAGCCTGATCCTGCTTATCACAACGGCGCTGAAACTCGTCAGCAGTAACCCAAACCTCATTGCCGACATTGGAATACGAGAAAAAGATCATTCCATCATCGCGCACATCCCCACGTTTCCGAGGATTCTCCGGTTTAACAGCTTTTGCCAACTTGCGTTTTCTGTAATCGTCATTGCGACGATCTGAATCTGCCTGCCGCTTCTTGGCAGTTTCCATGGGTAGCCATATTTCACGGCCATCTCCCCTCATTCCCCAGAATACCTTACCATCTTCGCGGGTGTCCCAACGCTTCTTCTTGACCTTATCGGCCCCATCAGTGATAATAATTTCATTCTGCATGACTAGTTCTTTTAGTTGTGTTGATAGATGCCGCTAGGAACGCCAATTCCAGCGGCATTGCTTTTTTAACCCAGGATCGCTCTCTTTTCAAGAGGTTCTTGACGAATCCAAATCCATCTGCGATGTTTTCTCACGCACAAGGTTTTGTTTTCATGTGTCCCTAGTGCTAGACGCCGTGGCGAGTTGGTTGCTCCCACGGCGTTGCCCATTTCAATCCTATATGACAACCCCATCCATCTACATCCGTATCGACCAACTGCCAGTCGGCTCAAACTCCCGCTTCGAGGCACAACTCGTTATTGGCGACGACGAAACAGGCCAAGTGGCAGGCTTCAAATCTCCCGTATTTGAGTCAGAAGACGAGCATGAGCCATTCGTTGGCATGATGCAGCGAATCACGCAGGCGCTTCTTCAAGTGCGCGACTTCAAGAAGAGGGCAACTGTTGAAGACCTTCATATTCTCAACAAGCAAAGTCAGGAAGTTAAACCTGACGATACCTCGTTGATTATTATGCCGTAAGCATCACCCTTGCCGCTGGTGCGCCTGGAATCGAGCCATAATCGAATCCACGTCGTAGCCAGTAGGCAGGTTATCATTCGTGCTCACAGGCGTAGAAGTGCTAGAAGGACGAGGTGAAGCCGCAATGCGCGACTTCAGCGAAGTCTCAAGCTCAGAAATCTTGGCATTCCGTTCGTCAAGCTGACGCAACAAATGTGGAAGAATCACGCTTGCACGCGCTGCTACAGCCATGCTAGCAGGGTCTTTTCTGATCTCAGCCCTTGAGACTGCTTCCATAAGCTCCTTGTTATCTTTGAGAAAAGGAATTTTCTCTTGGAGCAGCTTATTTGCAGCTTCGGTGGCAGACGAAAATTGCTTGTCTTCATCCTCTTTGGCTCTGCGAGATTTCTCTTGCTCCATGAATGAAAGCTCCTGCTTAGCCCTGTCAGCATTCTCAAGCATGTCGGACGACTTCCTGAGAAGCGACTGAGTATTGCGGGCATGCTCCATGAGTTCAGCGGCATCTGTTGGGTGCCAGCCTTCAGTCACTTCGCGCAGTTTTTTACGCTGCTCGATAGGATCATTAATCTCCAAAACGCCTTGAAGCGTCTTTGCATCAACGTCATTTGCTCCTGCCAGAACTTCGATTGCCTGACCAATAGCGGCAGCAGGTTCGAGGATGGACTCATAGTAGGCGGTGGAGTTCTGAACATCATGGATAGAGCGAAACTGCTCATGCTCACCAAGTTTCGACTCCATCTCGGAAATACGCCTCTCGTACGCGGAAATATCCTTACCTTCAAACTCAGCAATCTTCTTCCGCATCTCTTCGATTTCGATCATCTTCTCCTGAACAGTCTTGTCCTTTTCAGGAAGCGTGTTCTTCAAGCTGTCGCGTTCTTCACGAAGCTGTTTCAACTCAGCCTTCATGTCCTTCCATGTGGAAATGGCTTCAGGAGTAGCTTTAGATCCCTTTGGAAGATCGTTTTCAGTGACTTCCTCAATCTTTTCCCCAGGCTCATCACGCTTCACATCATCCTTGGATGGCTCTGGATCAGTGGGTGCAACTTTATCCTCAACCTTGGCTTCGTTCTCTGTAGGAAGGAACGATTGGGCGCGATCCCACATGGCTTGAGCTTCTGCGGTTGCGTCGTATTCTGGTGGCTGTGTGTTTTCGGTGTCCATATATTTTACTGATGGGTCTGTTCGAGATATTTTTCGTCAATGTGGCTGTACGCTTCAAGAGTGAATGCGTCCATGTGTTGGTTGTCAGCTTGAGGTCTAAATGCCAACGCTTTCAACAATCGCAACGTGCGACGAATACCAGCCTGTCCGGCGTGGATCATAGAGATAACCATAGGAGCTTCTGCTTTGTAGTCGCGAACAAGGCCAGTCAGAATCGAATCGTTAGGCTCAGTCTTTTCTTCAATAATCGCTAGAGCTTCAATCATAACTGGGTCTTTGAGCAGTGCAGAAAGACGCCCAGGACCATCTCCATCTCTGAATTTTTCGAGTCTCGTTTTTTGTGTATTTGCTGGTATCATAGAGAACTTCTAATGGATGCCTGTTGCGCTTGATATGAAGCGCCCTTCAAGGCAATAGCGGCAGCGGCAGCGGTATCTTTCAGAGCGCGAGCTTGAGCAGCATCAGCTTGGCGTTGTTCCATCTTCACACGGAACTCCTCGGATCGTTGATCCATTTTTGCACGCCACTCAGCCATCTTCATTTCAATCTCAGACGGTCCTTGATCTTCTTGAGGTTGACCAGATGCCTCCGCCTCCATCGCCTGCTGTTTCTGTAGGTGTCGCGAGCCGTTGACAATGATCTCATTGAACTGTTGAAGTTGCTGACGGAATTGAGGAGCTTCTGGACCAGTGAACTGCTCAAGAGTCTGAGCAGCATGATCAAAGATGTTTGACATTGGCGGAACAATCTGAGCATACATCTCAGGATTCTGACCTGCTTGGTCAAACTGCTGATAAAACTCAGTCAGCTTGGCAATGTGGGTCTGCAAGTGAACGCTCTTGTTTTCGTTTGGCATAATTGCCTGAGTAGCGCCTTGAGCAAGAATTGCATTCTGAGCATCTGCAATAGCGGCATCAATTGGTGGGCGCTGATTGGCTCCAGCAGGAGTCGTAAGCTCATCAGCCATCTGCCAGCCAGCGATAGCGCCAGTGAAGTTGCGGATGAGAGTCTGCTTGCCGTATTCATCATAATACGGATACATCGGCATCAAGTTCTCGTATGCCAAACGACGTGCTGAAGGACTACCAAAGCCAATGGAACGGCTGGCTCGCGTGTAGCGCAAGTCCATGTTCTTCAATGCTTCTTCTGGAATACCATCCTCAAGGCACATTTGACGGAACTGCCAAACTTCCTCACCTCCAGGTTCACCACGTTGGTATCCAGGACGGAAGAAACGACGGCCAACTTCATTCATTAGGCGGTCAAACGGCTGCATGAACAAGTTGATGGAAGTCACAGAGAGCTGTGATGCCATTTCCATGCGAGACATCGCCTCAAACTTGGAAAGCTCCCTGCCGGTATCGAGCGTTTTGCTGCTCGTGTATTGAGCAATGTTGGTATAGACTGTCTGGCGTAGGCTCTGAACTGCTGGCTCAATATTTTGAAGCATGTTCGGCTGCGGAGTGTGCTGAATCTCAGCCCCAGGAGTCATCAGATAGAATGCGCCATAAGGAACAATTCTAAAGTTCTCAATAGCCTCTTCACTCTCAACGCGAATAATAGGCTTTGCTGTATTGGCAATATTAACCTTCTCATTTTCAAGGCGCATTAATTGATTGAATGCATTGAACATATCAGAACCAAGGCCGCGAATGCCGTGATAATTACCATTGGTGCCGATACCGCGAGTGAAGAAAGTAAACGCCTCGCTAGCATTGCGATAAAGGTGACGACGCTTGAAGAGAAAGTTCTCAGGAACGCCATCGGTAATCGGATAGCCATTCTCGGCAAAAGCGTACATGGAGTAGCTTCCATCAAGCTCCTGCACCCACATGTAAATCACTGAGATAGACGGACTCGTCTCGCCATAGGTGATGTCATTGTCTTTCCAGCGAGCTTCCCATTCCATCCAGTTGAGCATGTCTGGAATCTGCTCAGAGGCGTTCATGATTGCCTTCTTGAGTTGATCGCGATCCCATCCTTGCTCATCAGCAATATCGCCCATATTGATGTACTTCATCAAGTCAGCAGGATTTTCCAGCTTCTTGAGGCAGGCATATTGGATTTCAGCTTCGTTGGCGCGTGTCTGACGTGGAATCTTGAAGTAGGCAAGATTCGTCACGTCCCATTCCCAATTGAGAGGGTCTTGGAAGTAAGCAATACCAACACCGTGGAGAACCATGTAGTGTGGGATGTAGCTGTACTTGAAGTTGAACTGAGGCCAGCGACGAATGACGCGGCTCATATTCAGGCTCATTTTCTGCGACCATTCTTGACGCTCCTGTTCAGAACCATATTTAGTGCGAAGGTCAATCAGGCTCTCTGTGCCAGAGATAAGGTCATAGAATGCCGCGAGAGACGTATCCAGAACGGCTTTAGCATCGCCTGGATTGAAGTTGGACATGTATGCCAGACCCTGCTTGGCAAGCTGCATTTGGTCTAATGGAGGAGCGCCATCAACCATTGCCTGAACCTTTGCCATCTGCTGATTCGACTTCAAATCAGCCTGTTGAAGGCGGAACCAAAGGCTTCGAGCAGCGCCAACATCCTTGATTCGTTCGTCAAGGAATTTACCCCGGTCATCTACGACGGGAGGATTATAGGACTCAAGGGTATTTGTGGCGTCTGACATAATTAAACGAGGCTAACCCATTTAGGCGGTCCCGCAACCTTCAATCCACTTCCAGTTTCGGAACATGCTGAAACGATTTCTTCGGTCTTGAGTCCAAGCTGCTCTGCAATCTTCTTGGCTGTTAGGCGATCTTTACTAGCTTCCACAACTCCCTTGATACGGAAAGCTAGGAATCCAACAGATGGAAGCTGGCCCTCTTGTCCAGTAAGGCTTTTTGGCTCCTCAACCACCGTTTTTGGTTCAACTTTATTAGCTTCGGAAGCCTTAGTTGTAATTTTGTCAGCCAAAACCAGTTTCGCGAGACTGCCATCTTTGCAGCCGTGGATGACTACCGCATGGCCGTCATAAGGCTTGGCATGGCTCAGGTTCACATCGCCAGAAAGATCATCACAGACAATTTGTCCATTTTCTACTCGGTAGTTGCCCGTGTTCCAGTTGTGCTGGATGAGAATCGTATTGTGAGCGTGTGGAACAACCTCATAACGAAGTCGGATGTCAAAAGGCTCAAGTGGGCCAGCCCAAGGCATAGAACGATCAAGTTGACCAATGTTTGGCGAAAGAGCGCCCATCGCATGATGGTAGATGCCAGTGCCAACCATGTGAGGATCGCCAAATGACGGCTTGAGTGATCCGTCCTGCATGATGGAAAATCCACGAGTTGGAACGATTGCCCCCATGTGAGCTTTACCAGATTCGTGATGCTCACGTTGGAGCTTACTCAGCCAGCCAATTTGAATTGGCGTATTGTCCAACTCATAGAAATACCAAGGTCCAGCGGTATATTTCTCACTTACCGTCTGAGCAACAGCGCGGAAATGCTTAGCGGCAGCTTCCGTGGCTCCATTGGAGTGGAAGTCGATAATGTGAATGTCTAGGTTGGAGAATAAAGGCTTAATCTGCTCAGCAAATACGCGAGCTTCATTCTCAATTTCTAGGCGGGCAAAGATTGCACACTGGAAACCAGCATAAGGACCGAACTTCTTGAAGATTTCCGCCGTATGGGGCAGGTTTTTGGCGTCACTGGCACTAACAGGAATAGCTAAGAGCATAAGATTTCTTGGTTATAAGGGTTTGATTGAAAGTGGTCAAATAGAATTTCAAAGCAAATCTCCAATATTTCCACTCGTTAGAGTAAAGATTGGATGATCTGTGTAGCTATTCTCACGAAGGGCATCCATTGCAGCCGCCATGTTTGACATGCGTAGATTGCCACTAAAAGAGTTTGGCGCGGCTTTTACGGTAGCTTTAACAACCTCTGCTTCGGCTTGCTCATGGCTGATTCCAAGTAGCTTGGATACCTTGGATGCCACCTTTCTCACGGTGCCTTCTTGAATCCGAATGCCGCCATAGTCATAGATCCAACCGTATCCACGCCCAACTTTTGGCACAATCGTTGTGTCGAAGTTTGACCAATGAATGGCGTTAGACTTGAGGCTTTTTGCTGGAACATGAGCAACGGCTGGAAGAGTCACCGTTCCATCAAAGACATACTGAGCATTATACGCTTTTGGATAAATGCAGTCTGGAATGATGAGTGATCCCTCAAGGATTCGAGGGTGCTTCAATCCTTCGGCAATTGTCATGCACGAGCTTTGGTTGCCGATGAACAACTCACTTCCGGCAATCGCCTGTGCAACTTCCAGCATATCGTGTGTGACGATGTAGCGAACCTTGCCAAAATGATACTCAAAATCAGCGTGCTCCTGCGGCAATCCAATGAAGCACAAAAGATTTCCATAGTGTTCAACTACCTCTCTCCATGGAAAATGTGGATTATTGTAGCGAGGACTGCGATTGATGACTATGAGGCCGTTGAACTTCTTGTTTTGCTCAACTGTCAGCCACGGCTTGCTCATGTCTGGTAGCGTGTCGATGAAGTGCGTGTCAAGAGCATGCTGAGCATGGCAGGTAGCAAGATTACGTCTTCTGTCGTGCCAACTTGGCCTGAAGCCTTCTGATGCCCAAGCAATAGGCTCTCGCTTCCAGATTTTTACAGAGTTGATGTATGGTTGGGATTCGATCAGTGGCCTAATTAGCGGCAGTCTTGCAACAAAGCCCTTGGTTGATCCATTGTCGCGGGCGTAATAATCGAACGTGCCGCCGTGGTGATTGAGTGTTGCTAAGCTTACCACCGCATCACCCAAATCACCAACTCCAGAGACTCCAATAATCTCATTACGCTTCATGGATGGCATGATGTGGTCGATTAAACTCTGAGCGTTATCTTTGTGGAAGATCACAGAATCATCTCGCAGAATATGCAAATCACGCGGGAACTCGTGGAGTGTGACATCACCCCTAGAATCATAGAAGCCATACGAGTGTTGAATCAAATCAGTGAGTCCAATTTGATCTGGAAAATTGGTAGAAATCCACTCATCAAATCCGCCCGTAGTATATCCAACTGGAGCTTGCTCGTATGCGTCCGGTCCTTGTACACCAATGCCCGTAAAATTATCAAATGGTGGATTGCGAGTCTTTGGATAAAGATACAGCTTGCCCTGCTTCACATACTCATCAGTGATCGCTTTGAGCCATCCCTTCTTGATTGGAATAGAGTCGCACTCAATCCACATAAAAGCCTTACCACGCATCGCTTTGGCGCACTGCTTAAACGCTAAGTTTGCCACCTCTGGATAACGCATACCAGGAGGGTCTTGAAACGACATCGTAATTACCTCGGTGCCATCTAGTTCCTTCAAATATTGTACCAAGCGTTCAGCCTGACGTTTTTCGTGAGGCGCTATGTTGAGGACTACTGGTAGCAGTGATGTCATATTTTCTGGTAAATAATGCAAAGTTGAGCTAACCCATTGTGCATGGTCGAGTCAAAATCAGGATCATTCCACTTGTCCCAATGGAAGCCGTCTAGTTCCATACGCAGATCAACAAGGTGTAATCCAGCATCCTTGCCCATTTGCACGATGCGCTTGTAGTCGTAGTGATCGTGGTTCATCGGCTTGTCCACGCTAACAATATCCCATGATGTTTTGTGATCTGGATTAAAGCGTGCTTGATGAGAACTGCCAAAGCGGAAATCGCGGAACTTCTCATAAGCACTGTAGAGCGGAACTAGAATGTACACATATCCGCCCTCTTTGAGAACTCGGCTCCAGTTTTGAAGAGCTACTTCTGGATCGTTCATGTGCTCCAGGCAATGGGCGCTCACTACACAATCAAACGATTTGTCAGCAACGCCAGTCAGATATTGCGCGTCTCCATCAGGCAAGTCCCAACCTCGAACAGTTGATGGTGGATCAAGTTTGATGGCGTCTGGACCACAGCCAATATCAAGGACTAATCCTTTAATAAACTGATAGTCTCCATGCCTGACTCGGCACTTGTGGGATTTTGTCATTTCGTCCATATTGATATTTTGAAATTAGCTGCCCGCCGCCGCAAGAGTCTCGATCCGAGGCTGAGCCTCTTCACATAAGTTGTGTGCTCTCTTGCGCTTTTCCACCACTACTTTCTCGTCGGTAATTACCAATCCGATTTGGCGATGTACTTCGGCTAGCACAGGCGCGGCGGGCAAATTGTTACTTAGCTGCACTGACTTTAGCGCCCATGCCAACACGGGATTTCTCGCGCATCTTAGTCTGAACCTTATTGCGCCCTAATTCGCTAGCCGTTTTAGGCGTATCGGATGAAACTCGCTTCGTTGGTCGGCAATACTCGTTATCACCACCTGATCCGCAAGGCTTGCCAGTACGTTGGTCTTTCCAGTTCTCCTTCTCCCATCGCTTGAGATTGGAGCCAGCTTCAGTCTTGCGAACATTGCCGCTTTCTTTGCGGCACTTGGCAATGGCTTGAGAAGCGCGAGCCGATGGAAACACGTCGTAGCTTGCTTTGACCTTTTTGTAGCAGGAGTCTTTCATGGTAGATTGAGATTATGTTTTCCGATTTCAGTCAGGCATTTGACCAATAGAATGCAAATGAGAATGACTGACATCCAGACTGTTTCAGTATTCATGGTGTTACTTCTTCTTCACGCTTTTATTAACTTTTTGTTTCAATTTCATCAAAAACGGCATTAATGGTTACGATTCCAATGCTTTTATTTGGATTGGTTGCCTTATTGTAAATATTATTCCATTTTGCCTGAGTCGATATGATGCGTGATAATCCGTTCTTTTTTGCCTCAAGTGCAATAGCTCGACACATATCAATAACTAAATTCTCAAGGTTTTTTAAAATATGATCTCCGCAACATGTATCTTTTATGCAAAAAAAAGAAGAGATACTTGATGTAATTCCATCTGAATTATGAAGTGATGTGCCAACTGGAATACCAATACACTCAGTCAAATTGTATTGACCAAGGAGTTCTATAATTTGCTTCTCTACTTCAGTTAAATTTTCGGATTCCATGGTGTTACTTCTTCTTCACGCTTTTAGATCCCGAACATCCCCATTTCCGACGAGACAAGGAATTGGGCGAATTGGAATCAGAGCGCCAATTGCCAGCGATGTTATTGCTGCGAGCACAATACGCATCAGCACGCTTGCTGCCAATAGGGCCAATTTTGCTGCCTTTTTGGCCGTATTTTACCGTCTTTTCACGGCCAGTATCAGGATTCTTGATCGTTTTAGAGAACTTCTTTTCCATATGGTTACAAAGTTTAGATCGTTTCTTGGATGGAGTCAACTGTGCCGTCGTTGGTTGAGCCAATTAAGAGGTGTTTTATGGAAATTAAAGAATGGATAGTTTGATATTCGGGTTGGCAAGTTTAGCCACTTCAAAAAAGCTCTTTTCAATTCTGGTTTCAACATCATTCCAGATTTCGTGCAGGCTCTTTTCTTCTTCTGTGATTGGCTTTCCCCTTGGAACAAAACATACGCGATGGATTCGTAATACATGCATTGAATCATCGACTGCATCGACAATCTGTCTCGTGCTGGCAATCTGCCGTAAGCCGATTTTAGGAATCGAATACCTACGCTCGTGCCAGTCCTGCATATTTTCCCCCTTGGTTCCGATAATCAGATGCTTTGGGTTGGTGCAAATTTTGTTGTCGCAGCGATGACGAACGACCATTCCATCCTCAATTTCTCCATGATGAAGGAAATACGACACTCGATGACCTGCGTACCATGCACCCTTTACCGGAATTGCGGCATAACCTCCGGTTCCAGATGGCCCGTGCCATTCCCAGCATTGTGTAAGCCCTTTGTAATGCGGGTTGGACTGATCTGGCGCAAGCCCTCCTTCCTTATTAACAAAGGCGTCAAACAATTGACGAAGTATTTTCGCGTGTGACAAATTAACGAGTTTCATACAGATTTCAGTTATTGAAGTTGAAACAGCGGTCCAAGTAAACGCTGAACGGTTCTGGCGCTCCAATGGCGCTTCTTGCGCTCAAGGAGTGAGATGTACATGGCGCTCACACCCATAATGTTGGCAATCTGCTCTTGGGATAAGTCGTAATGCTTACGGAATAGTTTGAGAGCATCCGTCAAATCTCCATTGGCTTCAACCTGCTTAACCTCCAAGTCCGCCATTCTTTTCATAGCGCATTCGAGGCTAGATTTTACTTCGGTCCATTCGGACTCTTTTTCAGGGCAGTTATTCATTGGTGTCTTCTTTTTTATTTGGTAGCAAGTTACTTTTCCACATTGGCGGCGGGTTGAGGTAGGCGCTTGTACCCAAAATTAAGTTGTTTAACTGAAGCTCAATTGATTCTTGCGTGAACCTTGAGACAAATTTAACCACCATCTCAATCATCAGTTCCGCTTGCTCCTTTGTCCAAGTCCATTGGACAGACTCGGTTCGGAGTCGGCATCGAAGCGCCATATTCTTCCTCCAATTGAAAACTTTGGTTAAAGACTCAAAAACACAAACTGGCAGCGTTTCGGGTATTTTCACTGTTTCTGCTACTGCCAATTCTTCCAGCATGCGAATCTTCCACAACTCTTCGTGGTGTCCATGATCCTCATGTTTGATTCGTGGAGCATGACGAAAAATGCACTTTCTGGAAAAGAATGCCAAAAATGGCTCTGGATCATCAGCTTTTTCAGGTTGGCCCCACCATTTTGCAATAGCCTGCCAAATTGGCTTATGAGGTGGCGCTTTCCTACTCAGCGTGCCGCAGCACTGATTTTTCATGAATTGACTGAGCATCAACTGACACCCGCCGTCCATCCAAACAACATGATCAGGCCCCATAGCTTTTACGTCCAAACGGTTAAATTCTACACCGTCGCCAAGAACCTCGTGAATCTTATCCAAATCCCAATCCACAACACCAGCCTTGTCAGCCAAGCATTCTAGCGCCATCAAGCATGCTCGGTGCTTAAAAGACAATGAGGCGAAATCAATATCACGCCAGCGGTTGGCGTTCACTCGAATCTCTCTGGATGATTTAGCTTTTCTCACAATTCATCAATATAATCAAACTTGTTTGGAATGCAAACAAATTAAACAGATTTGTTGGTACTAACCTAGTTCCTTAACCTCTTTCTTGTTCATGTGTGTAAAGGTTATGGTACTAACCTAGTACCAACTCACCCAACCAGCCTCTCGTGCTCGTTGTTGATGGCATCCTTCTCCTCCCAAAGTTTGGCATTAGGACCACACATATCAAACCCCCTCATTGTGCCGCACATCCTTGTTCGCTCAAAAATATCAATTTTTTCCCCTGTTACGAGATCAATACTGCTAGCTGCGCCTTTGCTAGCTATAGCATCTTGATGGGTGCACGCATATGCAGTTCCATGCTCAAAAGAACGCGACACACACCACCGACAATCAACACAGAATTTAGGCGTATCCATATTATTTAGCTTTGTTAAGTTTATTTGGTTTATGCTTGTAGCAGGTCCAACGATATTTATGATCCTCGCACGGCGATCCACAGTCTGCCTCTTGATAGCATCCAGGCTCATCACAGAGCATGATGAAGCAGTCGATAGACTTGCAATCTGGACATCCGTAGCATTTCGCCGCACGCTCAAATGGATGATCTGCTTCAAGCCTCTCATTTCTGAGAAACTTGTGGTAGCACTCTTTGCATTGCAGTTTTTCGGTTTCCAGAATCATTTCTTCAACTTTCCAGCGCACTCGGCATATCCGATGATGTCAACCAAGGTGTCTCGCTTCTTGCTTGTCTTGGCTCGGCTGACTTTCAGCAGAATCATCATTTGTGCCACATCCCAAGGTTCAATGGTAGAACCTGTGTAGGCACTCCACAGATTTGCGATGCGGGAGAAAGATTCGTTCACATCGCCGTAGTCGGCTTCGCGATCTCCAGCAACAATTGCTGCGGCCTCCTCGGAGATGGATTGCTCTGGAGTCGCATACCATGAAGAAAGATCTCCATAGTCAATTATTTCACCTGAACTTGCGTAAATAGATCCACCCCATATGTATTCATCGGTAAACACAAGCAATCTGGCATCAAATGGAGCTTTTAATTCAGCCCCCTTAACGAGTTTGAATCCTGGAGGAGGCGTTGGTTTGTCGTGTTCTGTATTCATGATCATGTGATTATTAAGGTGGTATCGAAGAGAATGAATGGCGTATCGTTGAGATTCGTTAGTCATTGATGAACGGTTTGAGTTTGGCAATTGCTGCTATCTGCACGTCATTGAGCATCCACGCTGAGTCACTGTAAGGATCGTCGGCAAACGAATTGAAAACCTTTTTGAGAGCTTCGCGCATTTTCGCCACTTGTCGCAAAACGTAATCATCGGCAGGCTCTAATCCGATTGTGTCATCATTGCCGAATCCCTCTTTGCAGATTCGGGCAAGTTGATCGCGTGCCTCGTCACGCTCGCGTTCAAGTTGACGTGCAAAATCTCCTTGGACCGCATCTTTGTTGCCATACCAAGCCATGCTTGCAGCATCCGTCTCAGGTGTTGGTTTATTCATGATCATTACTTGGATTGTTTCTTGGAGCCAATCTTCCTTCCCTTTGGCAAGCAGCCACAGGACTGCACACTACCAGAGGTGAGATTTTGATAATATACCTCGGTCTTGTTTCCGCACTCGCACTGGCACAGCCAGCGGCTATTACCATGGGTGTTGCGAGATACGAGTTCGACAACAATCAAGCTGCCGAAGGTTTCGTTGATGAGTGATTTTGGTGAGCGTCCCATTAGAGTGTTAGGTTTGGATGATTGCTATCTGGCTCAATGAGGAACTCGCACTCGAAAGCGATGATAGCAGGCGGATGGATAAACGATATTAGCATCATGTCTCCACGTGGAGCGGTGCGGCGTAAACACGTCTCACAGCCTTCGCGCCAGTCCCAACTGCCGTTTTCATTGAAGCCTACGCCATCGCAACGGGCTACATCATTAGGAAGCCGAATCAAGTCGCTGTTGGTCTTCATAGGTTTCATTTCAGGTTATTCATTTTTGTTACCTCAATAAGCCCACTTGGCGTCACCAAGGATTTCGTCCGAGTCAGACCACCATTCATCCCATTGGCTATTGGTAGCCACACTCCAGGGCGGAATAGTTGCGGCTGCGTCTCTGCCAGTCAATGAAACTGGCATCCACTTGATGCGGTTATTTGGATAGATTGCGATCTGCCCATTGATGAGCTTGATGACGTTGCCCTCCTTGTGCTCTTCAAGAAGCTCTGCATCACCCACGTCCAGGAGGCCGCTGGCTTGTCCTTCTGGCAGGTGGTCGATGGTGAACCAGTAGTGACCGCCGATGGGTGGCAATCCCTTGCCAAGGTTCACCAGCACCGGCACGTCGGAGAGTTGATCCTTGCGCCAGAGTTCAATTGAGCCTGAGAGGCATTCCCACATTTGAACCTTATGCAGAGGCAGCGGTTTGTGATCGTCTTCCGGCTCATACCAATAGACGCACTGCGGGGGAATTTTGTCGAAGCATGCAGCGTATTTCTCGACCCATGCCTGGAAGCAGAATGGACGGTTACGCATCGCTCGAACAGATACAAGCCAAGCGGGTTCAAATTCGTTTTCTGGACCACCGAAGGCATCGCATCGGATGAAGACTTTAGTTTTGGGTAGGTTGATGTTTCGCATATTTTACCAGAGTTTGAGGATTAAACCGATTGCTTCAGAGCGTTGGGCTGCGGTTGCTTGTAGTGCATCCGTAGCTTTCAGACTTCTATAACCATGCACAGGGTCAATGATTAAAGCCAAATGATCACAAAAATCGTCTCTAAGATTCCATTCCTTAGACCATGTTTGTTGCTCTAACTCATGCACCGCGTTAAGGTCGTTGAAGTAGTCGGGAATTTCCTCAAAACCAATATGTTTCGGGTGATTTTTATGCCCCCAGCATTTACGTCCATCTAGCCACGGCTCTTCTTGTATAAATCCAGCAGCCTCCGCCAGCTTAATTCGTTTTTCTTCTTGTGTGAGTTTCATATCGTCACCAACCATCGCACACCGATTCTGTCGATGCAACAAATACAATAAGATATAATTGTTTAATTAAGTTGTTAGCAGAGAGTAGTCGAGTTTCACTTCTCCAGTATAGCCGCGCTGGATATGAACAGCACCGAGGCTGAATCCAGTTTGAGGCCATGGTTTAGGCGGTGTTGGAACAAAGAGGATTTCCTTCATTCCGAATCCAGCCTCCAACATGTCGGACTGACGCGCCCGCATAAAAAAAGCATTCACGAGACAGAGGAAGACAACATTGCTAGATACCTCCATCGACTTTTGGAGAAATGTCCTGAGTTTTGACCAAGGCGGGTTGGTGATAGTCCAGCATACAGGTTCTTGCCAAGATTGGTTCAAGAAGTCAGCACCAGCGTCGATCTCATACCACTCCACAAACCCGTTTGTTGCGTATGGAAGCATGGCATCGTAGAAAGCTCCCTTTCCTCGGCATGGGTCAAGCAGCATACCGCTGGGGTTAAAGTGCTTCACAATCTGCTTCGCCAGTTCAGGTGGAGTATATACCCTGTCATTGCCGCCTTTTGGGGCCAGTGGTCGGTTGCTCATATTGGTAAGTGTAAGGTTTGAATTGCGCAAATACAAATACTATAAGATATTTATCCTCTCAGCCAAATCGCAAGCTCATCCTTCATCGCTAGCTTGACGTAGAAATCCGTTGGCTTCTGGCCCTTGTAGGTGAGTCCTTTGACCCGGCAACGAGCGATACAGCGCCAGAGACGTTGATCGTTGAGGATGAGTTTTTTAGCTTCTGATACCACAGGCTTCTTGGAATCAGTCAGCATCGCCTCAAGCTCAGCCAAATCGCCAATAGGCTCTTCAACAGCAGTTGGGCTTTCTGGCTTCACATCCACTGCTTTACCGCGCAGTAGATCAGTTCTAAGGCATCCACAGGAAAGGGACTTGCCCGTTGTGAGAGCGGTGTAGAACACGTTCTGCTTGATGCGTCCACAATCGCACTGGCACCTCCAGGTTGAAGATCCTTTTCTACCCGTTGGAACATGGGAGAGAACCGTCCAGCGACCAAAGCGTTTGCCCGTGAGGTTTTTGAAGTTGGGATGGAATGATGAAATCATCGTCAGAAACGATAGCTAAGTAAACGGACAGAATCAAATGGTATAAGAAATAATTTAGAGGGAGAAATTGTTGGGGATGATTTTACAGAAAAGACCCCTGGGGTAGGCTAGTTTTCAGGAGAAGATGGGGTGGCCTTTGGCTTCCTACCCCTAGCGATGCAGCCACAGGAGTTGATCTTCAGCAGCTTGAGGTTCTGATACATCACCTCAACAGATCCTCCACAATCGCATTTACATAGCCATCGGCTATTTCCGTGTTGATTACGGGAGACAATTGAGGTGACGACTAGCTTACCGTAGCGGTTTCCGAGAAGAGAAATGGGTGATCTTGGCATATTGTAGAAGTATTATTTGACTGATGTTGATAGATATTGTAGAAGATTATTAATTTATGCAAGCTAATAAATCACGCGCACTGCCAGAAGAGGTTTGGAATGAAATTAAAAGCAAGCACCTTGGCGGTGTCAGGCTTCGCTCATTGGCAAGAATGTATAAAGTGTCAGAGAGCACTGTCCTATCCCGTGCATTTCGTCATAGATGGAGCGATGAAGCTAGGATGTTCAAGAAGGTTTGCCGCGATCACCATTGTAGGTACAAAGATTGCCCTACCAACTGCGGAATCGCATCACTTTGGAGAACCAACATAGATCAAGCCAAAAAGCGTCGAATCCAAAAGTCCATGGCACGCCACAGGAAAGCAAAAAGATTGCAACAATTGCTAAACAGGCCAGCACCAAGGGTTAAGCTGTGCGCTTTTTGCCAAAAGGAAATGACATCGCTAAAGTATAAGTTTTGTTCCAGTATTTGCCAAAATGGTCACAGGCTTGCAAAAAAGCCACCGCCAAAGCCAAGAGAATTAAGGTTGAAGGGTGGCCCACCAAAGAAGCCGAATCCACCAAGGAAATGCCCGCGATGTGAGTGTGAGTTTACCTCCAGGCACCCATCATCAAAAACTCGTTTCTGCTCAAGAATATGCTCTGGAGTCAGAAGTAAAAAGGCAAAGCCGCCACCAATTGAGGGCAATTGCGTTATATGCTCCGCTCATATTGTATTCCCAAAGATCAAGTTTTGTTCCAGCGTGTGCCGTAAAAAGCATGAAAAAATCATGGATAAAAAGTTGGGCAGAAAAAGAAAAAAGAAGCCAAAACCAAGGAAGATAATTACGATCAAGCCATGTGGCATCTGTGGCAATGAGTTTCAGCCAAAGTCGTTCAGGAATCTTTTTTGTTCCAACAAATGCCATAATAAAAACGACAGAAACAAAAGAAGAATCAAAGAGCGCGGAAAGAAAAGACCACCACATCAACGCATCAAGAACCGCCTATCTGGAAGGCTTCGTGAGCTTCTTCGTCGCAAAGGACAACAAAAGAAGAATGCCATCAGTAGCTACATGGGTTGTACTCCAATGGAAATGCTACGACACGTTGAGTCTCAATTCACCAAGGGAATGACATGGGAGACGTATGGCGTCTTTGGATGGCACTTGGATCACATTATCCCATGCGAGCGATTTGATCTCACCAACGAAGATCATTGCCGAGTGTGCTTTAATTGGCGCAATATTAGGCCACTATGGGGTGAGGATAATTGGAATAGGCAAGAGATGCTAACCCTTGACGAGGCGCTAAATATCGACCCTGAGCTTGTGAGGATGGTTAAAGATATTGGAGTGAGGCTTTGGTAGAAGAATTAATACTGTGGGAGAATTGGTTAGAAACTAGAAGAATCAAGTGTGGATACTCCTGTGGTGGGAGTGAATTTATACGCTACGCACGGGCCGACCGCCCGGTGCCTACTGCTACCCGACCCGTGGCTACCGCTCTACGCTGCTGGCTACCGCTACCGCTCTACGCTGCTGCCGCTGGCTACCGCTGCCAGCTAGCGCGGTAGCAACCCCATGCCTTGCTGGAATCAAAGGGAAATCAGGCCGGGAATGGCGTGGTAAAGTTATAGGTTTGAACAATCCACATATATCCAAGTTGGACATCACTGATAATCAGTGCTTTACACATCATGCACCTTGTCAGTCTCAATAGCAGGATCAAAATGCGGTGAAAAATCCATCGGCTGAGAACTGAGCACATTAACTTGCACGGCCTGCGCCTGATCCATGCCGCTGGCTTTAGCCACGATGTCCATCAGTGCCTTTACATCCTGCCACGATTGCACATCCGGCGGAGCAGCATTGGCCTGCTTTAGCCCTTTTCCTGCGATTTGAAGGGCTAGAAGGCGGTTATCCTCTCCTAGTCTGGCGATATTCTCCGACACGCTAGAGGCTGCTTTCTGTGCAATTGCAGTGATTTCGGGCGGGTTCTTACATTCACTTACAGCTTGAGCTTTTGCCTTGGTTACTGCCGACCATACCTCATCCCTGAATCTGCGTTGGTGAATGGCATTCTTTTCGATTCCGAATTGCTCCGCCAGTTCATTATCTGGCACGCCACGAATCGACGCTGCTTTGATTGCGTCCCATTCGGCTTGGCTCAATATTGCTTCAGGCATGGTCTTATTTCTTCACTTTGTTACACAAAGCATTCCGCTAAAGCCCTCTTTTCTCAACTCTTTTTTCAATATGTCCGTTTTATCCCTTGCAATGTGTCCGCTTTATGTTATCTTCTTGTCGTTAGGAAAACCCACCGCAAAAAAATATGTCTCTCAAAAACTACACCTTCCTCCGTCTCCGCTCCCTTGGTTACTCTCCAAGGGAGGCTTTGCGCATCTTGCAAGTTGCTACCCGCTCCCGCTTGGAATGGGAAGAAAGCATAAACCTTTGCCTAGAGTGTCACGGCAAGGGGCCAATTTTCTATGTTCCGCAGAATTGCCTAGCATAGTTCACACGGGGGGCCGCGCATCTCACACGCGGAAACAAAACAAAAAACGCAACGCAATATGACAAAAAAAGAAATCATTCAAAAGATTCGTCAATTAATGGCGGAGAACCGCAGAATTTGGGTGCTTAATTCATGCTTTCGCGAACCGGCATTCATTAATGAGCAAGAAGCATACATGCTACGGATGGAGCTTGAGCGTCGTTTCGGGATGAACCGCGAAACAATCAATCAAGAAATCTTTGCATAAGAAAGCCAAAACACAATATGACACCGCACGAAACACCTGCCGCAATGATCGCCATGCTCCTAGCTTGGATTCTTGGAACCATAACCCTTTTCGCCGTAGCAATAATGCTGTGGTACTAACCAGAAACCAAAAACGATAAAAATACACCATGAAAACAGAATTTGTGAAAATGACAGATAGAGAAGCCATGACAGCGGCAATAGAATCCGCAGAAAGGTGCGCGGCTCTTTTCGCACAAAGTCTCCAAACTTTGGCAGATTACACTTCAGTTAGAATGCGTAACATGCCAGAAACCAGCGGAATATTGGACGACATAACCAAGGTTTCACCCAGTCTTCCAACTATGCTTAAAAGCCTGTCCGCCATTGATGTAAAAATGCGCAAAGTACTCCTATGAATTCATGAAAACAAAACTGAAAAAAGTCCGGCATTATGAAGGCATCGCATAGACCGCGCCAGCGCCCTCTCCTTTGCGGGGAGGGTGCAAGCGTGAGCTAACCGCCACGAACGAACCAAAAACAAAACATGAAAACAGAACCAAACAACCTACGCCTTCACTATCTAGCAGCCTCGCGACATCGCCAGCGGCAGCAATTCCATCGCCAAGTCATTCTGTGGCTTTGGCTTTTCGCTATCGCTGGCATTCTCGCCGGATGCGCTGCGTCTGCGCTGTGAAGATCAAGAAACCAAAACCAAAACCAAAAACGAAAGACAAAAACACATGAAATACCTGAAAACAAAAGAAGGCTCCATCATCGAAACCGATTCTATAGAATACTGGACTGAATGCGAAAAACTCACGCAAAAGGAGGGTAAACAGCTTTACCGTGAGCAACGGGCCGAGACTTTGCGTAAATGGATTAAGCCCGGTGACACGGTCTCTTGTATTCTTCGCAACGTTTCAAGCTCCGGCATGAGTCGCCGTATCAGCCTTGTAATCACAAACAAGGAAACGGGAGAAATTCAGGACATTAGCGGATTTGCCGCCACAGTTTTGGACTATCGCCGGAATGATCGTGACGGCTCGCTTGTGGTGGGCGGCTGCGGAATGGATATGGGCTTCGCTTGCGTCTATAATCTTGGCAGGCGCTTGTTCCGTGATGGATTCGGGGAGCTTGGAAGCAACGGCATAATCAAAGACCTACGGCCAGCAACAAAGGAAAAAGCGGCGGAAGCTGTGGCGGCTGGCTACACATTCAGGGGCCGCAATGGCAACGGCTCCGGCTGGGATAATGACGGCGGCTATGCCCTTAATTATCGCTGGCTTTGATTTGCTTCCTTGTCTTCCCTTTCCACACGAGAGGGAAGCAAAGGGCGCAAACCCTAGCCTTGCAAGGTTGCCCATCTTGCATGGACTCAAACCGGGCACCACATAACCAAAAACGAAAACATATGATCCTAAATCACAACGCACAGGAATTCTGTGCTGTTAACAAAATAGTCGGCCTTGCCATCGACCGCTTGCCATCCGGTCAAGTAATCGCGTGCGAGGTCCGAAAAGATGAAGCTGGCGAGCTTCGCGTGCCCATCGCTCGAATGAGTCTAGAAGACCTCTATGCCCTTGCCGCTCGCTTGCACTTGGAAATCTTGCCTTCCAAGTTCGCGAGCCGTCAAGAAATGGACAGCCACCGGGCGCACGTTCGCAGACTTGCGGAACGCTCAAACGAAGCGGCGGAGCTTCGCGGATCAAAGCAAACGCCAGCATGGGCCGTACCGGATAAAGCCTGAATCCTGCCCGCTTGCTATCTATGCGGCATCGCTAGCCGCCCAGATGGCAAGAGGGCGCGATTATGCGCCGATAAAACAAATAGAACACTATGCCAAGAGAACCCATGGAAGAAGAGACGCCGAAAACTTTGCGCCGTTTATATTTAAGACTTCGCAAGAATGGCACAAGATTAGATCGAGCAATAACGATGTCAGAGCTTTGGAATCAGGCCACGAATCCATCCATTCTACGGCTTGAATGTGAGCACAAGCAATGCTCTCGTGTTGCGAGAGTGTGCAAGGCCACAATCAAACGTTATAATCTGCCAGTACGAGAATTGAGCAATGGAACATTGCTTGCCATCGGATGAGTGACACCGACAAGCTCGCTGCTTTCTTCGCTCTCCTGGCACAACGCCAGCGGGAGCACGAAGCGCGACAGGCGCAGGAAAGACGCGAGGCCGAGGATCGCAAACTTGCCAAGCTAAAACCCTGGTGGCAGGAGCCGTGAAAATCATCTACTAGGGCCGAAAAACCATTTGCACAAAACGGACAATTAGACAAAAGTTAAGAACCATATGACAACCGAAGCAGATTCAGAACTGGTGAAGACATTCACCGAACGATATGAACGAGCCGAAAAACTGCTCGAAACCATTCTTGAAAGTGCCGCAAAACAATACAAGGACGGCGCTTCTCGAAGAGTCGCCAAAATCGGCACCATGAAAGCCATCATCATGCGTTGGGCTGCTCGTGAACCTGAGTGCATGGAATCCCTCGAATACCTTTCAGTCCACTAATATGAACCTCGCAGCACTACTCAAAAAACACCTCGATGAAGGTCCGCACGGATCGGCAACTAAAATGGCTCGACTTATCGGCACTGATCGCCAGCGCCTTTACGAATGGGCCAGTGGCAAAGTGAAGCCGCGCAAAGAAACGGTGCCAACGATTGTGGAATACTTGCAATCGTTAAAAGCGCCGAAAAAGCAACTGGACAAAGCGGACAAATCAGACTAACATTACAACTCAACCCGATACAATATGAATACAAGAGACGCACTAAATGAACTGGCCGATGCAGCCTATAAAAACGCATCAGACAAAGGATTCCATGACGCGGATTACGAATACTCTTCCGTCGAACTTTACTCCAAGTGGACAGCAAACCTGCATGGAGAAGTTAGCGAACTTTGGGAAGCGGCACGCAAGGGCCATCTTGAAAGCCAGTGCGACAAAGATTGCCCGCTTACCTGCGAAGAAGAGGAATTCGCAGACATTATTATCCGTGTTTTGGATTCGTCTAAAGCTCGTGGCATCGACATCGGAAGAGCCGTCGACGTGAAGATGGCCTACAACGCAGGCCGCGAATATATGCACGGAAAACTGGCATGAAAATCGACCGCACTCCAGGCGTCATCGCCGCACTTGATTACCTTGGCATTGATGTTGGCACCATGCCAGTCATTGGCCGCACTAACCATCCATTTCCAAAGCGCAAACCGGATAACTGGAAGAGCATTATAGCAGCATTCAAACTTAGGTTCAGTTAATTTCTCACCCAATGAAAAAACTTTAGCAGTTCATCACAATAAAATGCAGCGAGAAAGCGATGCTGGGAAGACTACCTCCGTTTTACGGTGGAGATTGCAAGGCTAGTAAGTATCTAATAGATCGTCGATGGATAAGAAGCTGCACTGCTAATTAATTTCTCACCCACATACAAAACACATGAGCGACAACATAGAAACAAAACCAACGATTAAGCAGCCGACTCTTAAAGAGATGATCGGTGGAGAAAAGTTCCGCGAGCAAGTAGCTCTGGCATTGCCGAAGCACATGACTCCTGAGCGGTTCTCACGCATTGCTCTCACAGCATTGCAGCGAACTCCAAAGTTGCAGGATTGCACGCAGGCAAGCCTATTCAAATGCTTGCTAGACCTTTCTGCCGCAGGTCTTGAGCCAGATGGACGACGTGCTTATCTGATCCCATACGGATCTGAATGCACTCTGATTCTTTCATATATGGGCATGATCGAGCTTGTTCGTCGCTCTGGCGATGTTGTTAGCATTCGCTCTGAACTCGTGTGCGAGAATGACGAATTCACATGGGAGAATGGCAAGATCACGCACAAGGTAGAGTGGCGCAAACCTCGTGGAGAAATCCAGGCTGTGTACGCAGAAGCTGTGCTCAAGTCCGGTGAGACTCAAACCGCTACAATGACCAAGGATGAGGTGGATGCCATCCGCAAGCGTTCACGCTCTGGTAACTCTGGTCCATGGGTTACGGATTACGGTGAGATGGCAAAGAAGACCACTTTGCGCCGACTGTGCAAACTGCTGCCGCTTGCTAGCGAGATCGCAGAGCACATCGAGAAAGATGGCGATGTCGTTCTTGAACGCGACATAACTCCAAAACCAACAGCAAGCCTTGCGCTTCCTTCAATGCAGGAGGTTGCGGAATGATCATTAAAAACGACACAGAATACCGCGCTTATAACGCCCTCAACTTCTCTTCTATAAAGGGAATTTTGAATTCACCGCTGCATTACCAAACTGCTTTGAAAGCTCCCAAAAAAGAGCCATCAAAGTCTATGTTTCTAGGAACGATGGTACATTCAAAAGTTCTTGAAAAGCGCGAAGAAAATTATGCAGTGATGCCACTTGATTTGGATGGCAGAACCACTGCTGGTAAGGCGTGGAAAGCAGCCAACGATAACAAAACTTGCATCACTCAAGACGATTACGCGCAATACAAGCGCATGGTTGGTGCCATTGAATCCAATGCTGATGTGCAATACCTGCTTTCAAAAGCTGTTGATTGCGAAATTGGAATCGTCCAGAAGTATCGAGATGCTTCAATCAAAGGTAAGATTGATTGTCTAATCAAAGATGAGTCTGGTAAATACTGCATCCTCGACCTTAAAACTACACAGAGTTGCGATCCTAACGAGTTCTCTCGTAGTGCATGCAGCTACAAGTATTTTATGCAGGCAGTCTGGTATCAGTCGCTTGTGGCGCTAGAATACGAACTCGATTATCAGGTGCCGTATTATTGGGTGTGCGTTGAGTCAACAGAGGCGGCTGATGTTTGCATCTTCCAACCTCCTGCTGACGGTCTTGAGCTTGGTCAAAAGCAGATGGAAAAAGCGTTAGAACTTCACGCTGAATGCACAAAAACTGGCAAGTGGCCTGGATTTGGCGGCGGGATTATAGAGTTAGACATACCCATTTGGGAAAAACGGAAATACGGATTGATTTAACAACAGGAAATTACTACACTTACTTTTATGCCGACACCAATCATCGCAAAAATCGACGTTAAAAAAATCAACAAAGAGTGGCTTTTTGCTGGAGCAAAAGGAACCTACCTTGACACAGTGATCTACGAAAATGACAACGTGGATCAATATGGAAACAGTCATGTGATTAAACAGAACCCGCCACAAGAAGCTCGTGCGCAAGGGGCAAAACCTGTCATCATTGGCAATTGCAAATGGATGCCGCAAAAAGGTGGTTCTCAGTCCGCACCAAGAACTGCTGTCCCAGCTAAGCAGCACCCACTGATGCAGGATAACGAACCCGACGAAACCATTCCCTGGTAATCTAAATCAACAAGCCCGTTGGCCGAGGGTTATATCGGCCACACTTTTTATATGAAACTTACTCTTGAACCAACAATCAATCCTCCGCGAGAAGGCATACCATCACCAACGATCTCAATCGAGATTCCAGATGATGACATGACATGCCGAGCCACAATTATGGACTTGGTGTTTCCATTGCTCAATGCTGCATATCCAAGCAGCAACGTGCGTAATTATTTCAACACAGACGAGATTGACGTATGAATCAAAACAAAGAAAAGATCGCACTGTTTGACGACGCAATCGTCTATCACTCCTGCAAAGAAGAAATCAGCAAGGCTGAATCCGAATGGATTGAGTGGGCCAGGATTCGCGTGATTGAATTGGAAATGGAGGGGTAATGTGACTCTAAATTACCATGGAATCTTGCGACATTTCCCAAATGCCAGTCCCGATCTGCTCGCTTACAATTCCAAGCAAGTTACCATCATGGAACGAGATTCTAGGGATGCACCATTGGGCAAGAAAAAAGTTCAAGGATCAACTAGCCAAAGAATTCTTGTCCGTGTTACGAGCGTCCGCAAGCGACTCATTGACGAAGACAATTTGTGCGAAAAATACCATGTCGATTTATGCAGATACGCTGGAATCATATCTGGCGACGAAGCAAGCAAAACAAAAATTGAGACAATCCAACGCAAGGCAGAAAAAGGCGAAGAAGAGCAAGTAATCATCGAGGTTTACCAATAATGCCCAACTCAAAACAACCATCCGCAGAATGCCGCCTTCACAATCAACTGGCTCGCACTCTTAATAACACGAAGGCATCTAGGGATGAAACTACCCAAGTCCTCATTCACCTGCTAGCCGTTCAAATCGCCAGCTACGATCCACTCACGCGCTATGCAATCTGGGAATGTGCTGTCGATACACTGGACGACATGGTTGAGGACATCGCAGCAGAGATCGACGCACACTTTATCAATAACGGAATATGAATACACCAGAGACAGATGCGGCTGAGAAAATGGCTTTTGCCCAAGAATACATGGTTCCTACAGACTTCGCCCGTCAACTTGAACTAGAGCGCAATGAAGCACGTCGAGAGGCTGCCAAATGGAAGGCCAACCACGACAACCAAGTCGCGATCAAGTCTGTGCTTATCCAACGGCCAGACCTCGGTGATAGAGCGCAGCGGATCGAGGCTTTGATAAAGGAGAATGAAGCAATGCGCGAAACTCGCGCTGAACTAAACCAACGCCTTCAGGAGCGCCAGGAGAGCTTCCAAGCGCAACTGATCCGCATCGAGGATATATGGCGTGGGAAGCTGGCCGAATCGCGCAAGGATGCAGACAGGCTCTACAATTGCCTGCTTGAAGCTCAATTTGGCGAATCCTTGGACATTGCCTATGTGCAGAATGTGCTGGCTCAACACGAAGAACTAGCCGCGATTGGGTAGTTTTTGTTGACTCTCTTGGCAACTTGGATCAAAGTTGTGTGTCGAATACGACAAATCATTGTTGAGGCCAATGATTGCAGAAATAAATTTACCCCCTTCAAGCCACCTTTGTTCGCATTGGTGGGCCTCACTTGAAGGGGGAATTTTATGTCTGTATGCACAACTGGTACGCAAATCTCCTCCTTGATCACCGATGGCTAGCGAAGCGCAAAGAAGCACTCCATCATGATCAATATACCTGTCAGAATTGCGGCAGGAAAAACCCAGAAGTAACGCTTTGCGTCCACCATCTTGGATACGTTACTGGTTGGATGCCGTGGGATTACCCATTGACGCTTCTTCAAACACTGTGCCTCGGTTGTCATGATGAAGTTCACGCAGGACAGAAGCCGCATTATGTCATTTGTACCACTTGTGGAGGTCTAACGCCAGATTCAAAAGCCAACGGAAGAAATGACAAGCACGAGTGGATTTGCGAGGATTGCATACAAAAACAAGCAGTTGAAGAAATTGCCATGAAAACTGCATTTGTTTACCTTATGAAGAACACTAGAAATGGTTTTATTAAAATTGGATTTAGTAAAAATCCTAAATTTAGAGAAAAAACTCTTCAGTCTGAGGAACCTGAAATTGAATTGCTGGCTTCTATTGAGGGCACTATCGACCTTGAGAAGGAGCTACATGCTAGATTTTCAGCCTATCGAATCAGGGGAGAATGGTTCCGATTAAGCGAGTTTGAAATAGAAGACGCTAAGCAATACGTCATTTTTCACCAGGGTAGTAGAAAGCCATCAGGAGGCAAATTATGAGCCTTAAAGCCATCAATAAATTTAAGATGTGTAAGATGTCTCCAACTCAAAAATTGGTGATGCTTTGCCTGTGTGATTGCCACAATCAAGAGTCTGAGAGATGTGATCCAAGCGTGTCGCTCATCATGAGTTTTACAGGGCTTTCAAACCGGGCTGTAGCTACCGCTTTGAAGGATTTGGAACGTCTAAAACACATCAAGATTAACCGTGGAAACGGGTTTAAATCATCTTACAACATTGACATAACCAGTGAACCTCCTGCGGTGGTTGATTTAGCCGAACCAGTGAACGTCGTTCCACAACCAGTGAACCTGCCGCACCCCCGCAGCACGTTCACTAGTGAACCTCCTGCCATAACCAGTGAACCTCCTGCTGGGGCACCAGTGAACCTCCTGCCTAAACCAGTGAACCTCGTTCACACAAACAGAGAAGAACAGAGAATTAAACAGAGAATAACCGGAAGTACAGACAGGCTTGATTCGCCATTGTTTGAAGAAACCGACTCACACGACTTTCGATCAACCATGGCAGAATGGTTTGAGGACAAGTCACAACGCAAACAGCGTTACACGCATCGTGGATGGAGGGCGCTCTTGACCACCTGTCGGCAAAAACCAATCGGCGTGTTGCGATGCGCTGTGAACAAGGCCATGTCGGGAGGCTGGCAAGGCATCCATTTTGATAAAATATCAGCCGAAGATGCGGCTGCTTTCGAGCCAACTTCAACAATTGCATTTGCCGATCCAATCAAGGACAACCCTAATTTTATGGAATTTCAAGAGTGGTTTGAAAAGCTTCCTCCAGAGCCAGAATCGACCATAGATGTCGATTTCAACAAAGTTTTGGAATCATACCGTGAAAATAATTCACCAGATGCCTCTATTTCGCACACAGATGGCCCTCAGAGCGTCGAGGAGGTGTCAGTATGGTAACGGTAGCTGATATTAGCCAAAAGCTCTCAAATAAGGCTTTAGAGGTCTGTAAGCTTCTTCTTCCTGGCGGCAAAGAAGATGGACAGTTTTGGGTGTGTGGAGACATTGCTGGATCGCCAGGAAAAAGCCTGAAGGTGGCTTTTGTTGGCAGTTACGTTGGAAACTGGCGAGATTGGGCTGATGATTCCAATAAAGGCGATCTTCTCGATTTGTGGCGCATCACAAAAGGAATTACAGCGGCACAAGCCATCAAGGAGGCTAAACATTACCTTGGTATTAATGATCCAGTCGATGCAAAAAAGAAGGATTACCGCAAGCCTGTAAATTCCATACCTGAACTTGCCACAGAGGGTAGAGGTGTTGTATATCTCACAGGTTCTAGGCATTTGAAGATTGACATCATACGGAAATTTAAGGTTGAGGGAGTCCGCGAAAGACAGGCTATTGTTTTTCCATGCTACGCGCCAGATGGCGAGTTGATCAATCGTTCATATCGTACTCTTACTGAACCTAAGCAGGTGTGGCAGGAAAAAGATTGCGCCCCATGTATGTTTGGATGGCATGCACTCAATGAACAAGCATATAAGGATAAAACAGTTCTCATTTGCGAGGGTCAAATCGACTGCATGACGTGGACTCAATGGGGAGTCGATTCTATCTCTATTCCTAATGGCACCGGCACATCATGGGTTGAGTATGAGTGGGATAATCTAGCTCCATTTGACACAATTTATCTGGCATTTGATCAAGACAAAGCCGGAAGAGAATTAACCGACAAGATCATCCAGCGTCTAGGTAAGCATCGTTGCATGATTGTCTCAATGCCCAAAAAGGATGCGAACGATTGTCTAAAATCTGGCTACACTCAAAAGGATGCTTTAGATTGGATTGGAAATGCCAAGATGGCTGCAATCCATAAATTCGTGCGTGGCGATGAGTTGGAGGAACGTGTTGTAGCTTCATACACCCCCAAGGAGGAAGCCTTTACATTGCCATTTTTTAAGGGCGATTGGCATGAGGGTACTGGGTTTTATTTTCGACCAGGAGAATTGACAGTATGGGGCGGCTTAGCCTTTGCTGGCAAGAGTACTATGCTTAACTTTTTGAAGGCAAACGTAGTCAGTAAAAGGAGATATATTTTTGAGGCAACCATGGAGATGTTGGTTGAGAATCAAATCGGCAGGTTGGCAAAGGTTTGTATGGGTCATGAGATCAACGAGCCGAAGTTGCGTCGATTCTGTCAAGAAATAGGTAGGTATCTTCTATTTGCTGATGTCGTTGGAAGTATAGCAATGGAAGAGTTGATGGAAATGCTATGGTTTGCCAATCGTAGATATGGATGCACAGATTTCATCATTGACTCAATGATGAGAATTAAAGGTCAAGCTGACATGGAAAAGCAGGCTGAAATCGTGAACACTCTGCAAAATTTTGTCAAGGAAAGCGGCAGTCATGTGCATCTCGTATGTCATTTTCGCAAGCCAGTTGAAGGCGAAAGACCAACAATGTATCACGTCAAGGGATCATCTGCACTCATCGACAATCCAGACAATGTTGCAATTATCATTAGAAATAAGGCGAAGGATGACGCTATCAAGGCTGGTAAATCTCGCGAGATAATCGACGCTATGCACGACACTGAAGTGATTATTGAGAAGCAGCGCGTTAGTGGTTGGGTAGGAAGCTTCAAGTTGAAGTACCATAAAAATACCTTTTCTTTTTCAGCGGCATCAAAATGAAGTTTTGAAATCCCACTTGCATCTCAACCAAAAACGGACGTATAGTTAGATACAGAATATGAAAACCATTGATGAACTGGAAAAGATGCTACTCGAACTCTCATGGGTTCCAGTTGATAAACGCCTGCCAACCATTGAAGACGCCAACAAATACGGCGACGTAGATTGGTCCGATGGCGATGACATCTGGGAAGGTGCGTATGACCGTGGATACGATCACGCAACGCATTGGAGAAAGATTATGCTTCCGAATGCTAAAGTAGAAGCTCACCGCGAATGAATACAGAATCCAAAAACAATGTTGTCAGCGTTTCATCAGAAGCCTTGTTGGGCCGGATGCTTTTTGTCTATGCGCTTAACGGAGTGATTAAATGCTTATCCGCTGACGAAATCCGCCAGTTTGAATCTGCGATGTTGGATGTTGGATGGAAGCATACAGCAACCATTGACCCTGCGCGATGGATTGAAGCGATGGCAAACGGGAAGGCTGAACCTTCTGACATGCTGGATGAACTACAATTTTGTCCGACTGACAATCAAGCGTAGGCTCCAGCGGAAGTTTAACTACTTCATCCAACAAGGATTTAATTGACAAACCCGAACCGATACAGGATAATGAAAAATGAACTCAAAAATCAACACGCCGTTCTCCTTGGAAGTCTTGGAGGCAAAGCAAGCTCAAAGGTTAGAAGCAAAAGAAAGACTGCGGCCTCACGCGAAAACGGTAAAAAGGGTGGGAGGCCAAGGAAAAATGTTTTGCCAGAATGATTTTGAAGGCAAGCAATTTGGATTTTTAACTCCACTTGGAAGGTCTGAATCAAAATCAAAGTACGGAGTTGTGTGGAGATTCAAATGCAAATGTGGCAATGAGGTTGAGAAGATAGCTCACAGTGTTTTTTTTTCTGGAGGGGTGAGAAGCTGTGGCTGTTACGTAGCACCTATTAGGGAGGCTTAAAGCACGGCCTTCATGGCCACTATCTATATAACCAATGGTGCGGTATTATAGGAAGATGCACCAATCCAAATAATTCAAGATGGGAGTCTTATGGAGGAAGAGGTATTTGCATCTCTCCAGAGTGGAGAAATGATCCTCAAAAGTTTTTAGACTACATGGGTCCAAGACCTTCCGTAAATCATTCTATCGACAGAATAGACAATGATAAGGGTTACGAACCTGGGAATTTGAGATGGGCTGATAGAAAGACTCAGCAAAGAAATCGAAGAGCCAATGTTGTTATTGAATACAATGGTCAAAAAATGTGCGTAACTGAATGGGCTGAAAAAATAGGATTAGAATATAGCTGCTTGAGCGCAAGGCTCAAAAGAGGATGGAAACTTGAAAGGGCCATGTCATCAAAAAGTTATAAATTTGAACAATGCAATCACCGCATCCAGCAAGGATGATCAGTTGGCCAAAGTGGCCTAAGTTCAGGCTCGTCCATATCCTTTTTTCTTATCCATATTTTCATTGGCAGCAGGCAATGGCACACGGCGCAGTTCTTCAATAGCGGATCGCTAGGCGTATGCCGACTCGTCAAAAATGAGTTGATATGACCAACTAGACTCCTAGTTGAGCAAGATACGCAGAACTCCACAATCTTATCCGTGTTCTTCGGGCATGTCGCGCAAATAGCCGCTCTTCGATTCGCCTCCTCTTGATCCACAAGCTCGCCAGCCAAGTAAGGTTTTACGGCGGAGTTGTAGAATCGCTTCATCATCTGAAACGCTCCAATTTTAGCTTCGCTGTCAGGATCACGCTCGACACACAAGTCAGGACGATGCTGGCAAAATGCTTCCTGCATGATGAGGCCAAGATTCGCTGGAATCTCAATGCCATTTCCTTCCAGGTGCTCTTGAACTGACTTCGCTAGATCACGCCAGCCGTATCTGACGAACACCGTGTTTGTGGATTCGACGTGGTAGAAGAAGCCGTATGTATCGCCAGTGATGACAGCCGTTGGAAATAGCTCACGCAGCTTCGCGTGGTTAAATTCCTTTGGGATGGTGTTTTTGCGGATGAGTTCTTGCATCACGTTGCAGGTTGATAGCCCCTATAGACCTTCTTGAGCGCCCTATCGCGCACTTCGTCAGCTTTGTCCAACAAGAATGCTCTAGCGCGTTCTGTGGGCATCTGGAGCGCACGCTGACCATATCGCAGAAGCATTTGCTTGTAGCCCTTGCCAGTTTCAAGGCTGTAGTTGTCGGCTTCTTCCTGCGTGAGTGAGCGACGACGAGCGCCCTTGCCAACCATGCGGTGTTCGGCATTGGCAGGAGTCAGCCAAATTCCACGGGAATTGAGAGCGCCAAGAACCTTGTAGGCAGGATCGGTTGGCTTCACCATGAACTCGCGGCTTCCAGGATACACATTGCGTTGGATTTGCTGCCCCAAGATGTCGTAGTACTCCTTGCCTTCGTAGCGACGGTAAACAGGGATGTGCGAGGCTGTTTTCTCCCATAGCGTTTCGTATTTACGCAGATTTGGATCTTGCGCGTAGTCGATGTCCTTCAAGAATCGAGGAACGAAGCCGCCAGCGTAGCTCGACATCACCTTGGCAAAACGCTCCATGCGTTTCTCGTTGGGGTCTTTGCTGGACAGGCTGTTGCCGAATAGCTCTTGGAACTGGGAAAGAGCAGGAATGTCAGCGGCAGCAGCAGCGCCAGACATTGCGGCACTTGCCATAATTTGAGCCACGTTTTTGTCATTCCATTGATCTGGGGAGAAGCGGATCAAGTCAGAAAGACTTCCGATAGCTGCAAGCGCAGATGAAATAGGCCAGTTGGCGTAATTGAACACCTTGCCATTGATGCCGATAGTGTACTCTTTCTCGCCAGCGGCCAGCTTCTGCTGCTTCTTCTCAGGTGTGAGGTTACCCCAGCTACCATTGATGAACCAACCACGCTTCTCGTCATCTGGCTCGTCTGCGATGGCCTTGAGGATTTGGTAGCCAGCAACGGATAGCATCACTCCAATGAGCTGATTGCGCCGAATTGAGTCGATGAATGCTTCTTTTCCACTGATGCGATTAGGATCAAATTCAGCCTCAAATGCGCGAGCGAAACCAATGCCTGGAATGAAGCTCAGACCTTGGTTGAATTTGTTGCCAGCGAAACGTGCAAATCGAACACCGCCAAAGTTGGCTGCATTGTAAGCAGCGAACTGCATGAAGTAGGCGAATGCCAACTCAAGTCCAGAAAGAATCCTATCGCCATTCTGTGCTGAGTCATTCCATCCGCGTTGAGCTTGTTTCAGGAATCTATCAGCACCTGCTTCAGCATTGGTCACAAGCGATCTGATCGCACGATAGCCGACACCACCAAGTCCAGATGGATCAAGCGTCATGGCACCTTGTTGACCGAAGAAGTTGGCGTTCTCGGACACGTTGCCAAGTTTATCCAGTTCTGCCATCATGTCGGCCAGAGCGTAGGAATCAAGAATAGCCTTGTCGCGTGCAGACTTGGGAGGTGTTCCGCCGAAGTCTTTCTGAATAATGGTGTCCTTGTAAGGCTTCAAATTAGACTTCTTCTCCATTTCAGCAATCTTAGCTGGATCGAGTCCAATCTGGCGGAATACGATGGAAAGCGAGCCTTCCTTGGTGAGTCCACTATTGAATACGTCGAGAGCAGTCAGTAAACGGCTAACTGTCCGCATAAACAAGCCTGCGCTCTTGACGAGAATCTTGTCAGACTTCGCCATTTGTTCTGCCAGCTTGTTGCTCTTGCCGATATTGCCCCATTGCATGTTCTCGGTCACATCGTTCATAGATGGATCAAGAAACACTGGATCACCACTAACAAGGTATTGCCACGCGATACGGGCTTGGCGTCCATAGGCACTCAGCAATCGAGCGAGTGTTTTGTATGCACCAGCAAGCTCAGATGGAAGCTGTTTTGGATTGGTGAATCCAGCGATGAACACGCGAGATAATGCCGTTGAAAGCTCGAATGCACCGCTGGCAACAGCAAGACCAATTGAGACGATAGTATTTGGACCAGAGAGCACACTGGAAACCCAGAAGTCAGCGAGCATCTTTACCACTGGAATCTTGAGTTCGCCTTGCAGCACCTCAAGCAGCTTGTAGGCCGCAACTTGGCGCTTCACAGCGTTCAATCCTTCGTCTTGAAGAACCTCAATAAGCGAATTGATCTTCTCGCGCTCAGTCTCGGTGAACTCGGACTTGATGCCGAATTTCTCTGCCATGCGCTTTGCCAGTTCATCGTTATCAAAGATGCCAAGATTGATGTCCTCAACGATACGCATCCGTTGCGCTTGAAGAGCTTTAGCGCCTTCTTTGCTGAGATTCTTCTTGGCCTCTTCTGCGCGAATCATACGCTCAAGCATACCATCTAGGATACGAGTGCGATTGGATTCCCATGCTTCCGCGAACAAGTCTGCGAGACGTGCCTTTTGCTCTGGCGTTGCGTTCTTGAGTTCTTCGTTGGCAGAGATGGCGTCAAAGATGCGCTGACGGTATTCTTCAACTGTTTTTGCGCTTTGGGAGAGAAGCTGACGCCAAGGGATAGGCGTCCTGAGAGGAATTTCCTCGCCACGGCGCATGTTATTGATCTCATTGATCATTCGTCGCAGGGCTTTTGGGCCTTGCAGAATGTTGAATGCAGCCATTGCTTCGAGATCAGTCTTTTCGCGCTCAGCAGTCTTGAATAGGCGTTCAGCCACATCAGGCGAAACATCCAATTTAGCGAGGCGTTCAGCAAACTTTGATTTCTCAACTGGATCAGAAACTTGATCTTTGAAAGCCTTGTTAATGGAGTCACCAGATGTTGATTTTGATAGGTCTTTGGAACCTTGGCGCAACCTTTCCTCAGTAGAGTAAATAAGTCTGGATGCTTGTTTGTCGGCAATCTCAACTCGGCGCTTCTCGATTTTGAATTTCTTCATTCGAGCCAAGTCGGCACGCTCTCTGGATGCGGTTAGGAATAAGCGTTCAGAGACCTCTTCACCAACCTTGAGTGCGTCCAATCGTTCTGCGAATTGCTCAAATGATACAGGGTTTTTAACCTGATCTCTAAATGCTCGAATGATGGAGTCTTTTTGCTCCTTCTTTGACATTCCTTCAGGTGGATTCTTGAATCCTTGGCGATACAATTCCTCAAAGCGATAGACGATTTGAGATGCCTTGTTTTCGGCAATCTCAATTTCGTTGGCGATCTCTTCTGCTGTTGGCTCAATAGGTTGACCTTCTGCAACACGTTTCTCCACCGTGTCGATAATCTCCTTGCGCTTCTTGCGCTTTTTCTTCTCTGTTGGCGTATCGTTTGGAGATTCCTCTCCAAGCAACTTGCCCATAATAGAGCGAAACTCAGCCAAGTCTTTTGCCTCCGCCGTCGCTGCTTCCTCATCCGACATTTGCAGAATGGCGTTAAGCTCGCTTCGCTCTGCATCTGTCATGGATGCCTTAGCATTTGCTACCTTCATATCCTTGCGACGTTTGTAGAAAGCAAATCTACGAACCAGCATCTTTGCCCTTTCCCACAAGGTCTTATCTCCACCTTCAAATACCTGTTCACCTTCCTTGATCAATGCCCACTCATCATTATTGACGGCATCCTGAGCTATCTCATCCGCCGCCTGCTGATTGGCCTTATCAGAATTCTCATACGAGTTTTGCGTGAAGCTAGTCGCATTCTCACTTCCAAAGTTGGAAATAAGGATATTAGTTCTAGCCTCCTTCATCACCTTCTCTGCGATTTCACGAATGAACATCCAGCTATAACGAGCCTTGTTCACAAGATAGCGTCGTTGTCCAAGGTGTTGACCTTTCTTGCTACCTACTCCTTGCCAGAATGCAGATAGGCGCTCGCTAAGTTTGGATAGTTGCTTCTTTCTGTCTGGAGACTTCGCCTTGCGTGCAGCATTGTCCACACGTTGACGGACTTCGATAGTCAGAGCGTCTTGGGCCATCAAGTCTTGCTCAATGCCAATGCTTTCAAGGAACACTGGCGAGATGACTGAGTTGGCAATATCATCAAGTGAAACGCCTTCCTTCTCAAGGTTGTTGACGTATTTTATGGCAGCGTCGCTGTATTCTTCAGCAGATTTTACCGCGCGATCAATTGGCATGAAGTTTGTGAACTGAACACCTCCAAACGGAGCCTTAGCCTTTCCAGTGTTCGCGGCATCAACTTCCTTCCTGTAATCTTCCGTGGCCTGACTATCCACAATAGACGCCATCGCTCTTGTCTGGAATCCAGACGGTGGCATAACGATGACAGAACCAGCGCGTTCGCCTTCGGTGGTAAAGGTAGCAAATGGAGACTCACCTTCAATCAACAGCGCCCCACTGTCCTCATACAGCCCTTGCAAAATGCGGCTGAACTCGGTTTCCGTCACATCAGGCATCGACTGCTTCACAATGCTGAAAAGCTCGTCTAGCGGCACCGATGGGCCATTTGTCTTTGGAGCAATATCGTATGCTGCACGAATAGTAGAACGCACTTCCTTGTCGCGTTCGTCGTAGTCAGTGTTGCGAGCTACTTCAGCGCCACTGTTGAATGCGGCATCGTTGGGGGAATCGTAGGTGACTTTGGATGCTTTTGCTTGGCTTGGTAACTTGGTAACTATAGCGCCATTGGCTGCAATGTTTGCCTTAACTACCACAAACTCATCGCCCAATCTCTCTTTAAGATAATCAACAAGTTCGTTCCCATCGAAACCTTTTTGGAATGTGTCTCCTTGCTTCTTTTTGATAACGATAGACTTAGGCTCTACGCCAGTTTCTCCACTGGCGCGATCAACATCTCCACTCCACTTGCGAACGCCTATAATAGCCTTCCCACCATCATTTAAAAGTGATCCAATTTGATCTACAATTGCATCTCTGATATTCTTTGGGACGACGTTTAGTACGTTAAGGTTTACAATGCCGTCATACTTTTCCGTAATTTGACTGGAATCGGTAAATGTTGGCGGCTGATTTCCCTTCCATCTTTCAGGATTGACCTCAAACGAATCAACATTGGCGATTTCTTCGCGCATGGCATCTGATCCAAGACCCAATCCAGCGCCATAATCAAGAACTCGGATGTTTGGCGACTTGTTAGCAAGGAGTATATTGGCCGCTTTTTGATACGATCCAACAGTTGTCGCAACTTGAGTGGTTCCAGACTGAGGCTCGTATGGAATGCTCGAAAGGCCAGCGTTTACAATTGCATTTTGAACTTGGTTTCCACCAAGCATTACAATCGCATCCTCTTTAGATATATTTTCGCTTGAGTATGGTTCTATTGCCGCTCGTTGCTCTGGCGTAAATTTACGACGCGCCTCAACATCTCTAGCTTCAATTTCGCCAGCCAGTCGCTTATATTTAGCTGTTGGCTCATCCTTCTTGCCGTCGATATAGCTCTTCAGCAGTTCAGCGTCGATCTCATCGAGGTCTTTCTTTGTGCTACGCTTGGCGAGTTTGATCGCGGACTGAGCGAACTTTAGTTTGTAAGGAGGGCCAGCAAGGAACCTAGCGGCAGCGTCAATATCTCCTTCAAACTGAAATGAAGCAGTGCGGAGTAGTGATCTAGCATCCGCCACTGCCTTACGCATAGCGTCCCGCTTCTTGACCGAGTTCGCCTCTGTCTCAAACTGAGATGGAGAACCACCTTCAGCAAACCCTTCAATCTTTTGAATGGCGTGCTGTACTTCGTGCATGATCGTCCCAACACCTCCCCTAAACATGAAGAGTTCACTTCTAGGATCGACGTTAAAGTATCCTTGAGGATTAAATGAAGCGACATTTTGTGTCGGAAGTTTAGCTCCCCAAACTTCACGATTCCTTAAATTAGGATATGCCTCAAACAGAGCGGGATGGTCGATGACTTCTCCAAGGGTTAGCTTCTTGCCGATTGCTGGAAGCCTGCGGAGTTTCGCCTCGTTATCAGGCACCTCAAACCGCATCTTCCCGTCATATTTGCCGGGGAACCAGCCAGTGACAGCGCGAATCTCTTCGCTCGTTTTGCCTGCTGCGGCCATCGCTTTAGCTGTATCCAACGAGTCGCGCATGAACTGACGACGCTCTTCGGGAAGATTTTCAATGGAGGTTTCGCCTGCATAACTCATCCGCACGCCACCACCATTCACCAGCATGTCAGCATTAGCCTTCTCCGAATTCTTCAAGCTATTGCGAATCAAGCGGAAAACGTCTTTGTAGTCCTTCAAGGTAGGCTCACTCGTTTTGCCAGTGATCTTCTGCCAGATGCCACGCAGGAATTGCATAAACTCTGCCAAAATGCCATCACGCGGGATTTCAGTCATTGAGTCGAAGTCGCGAGTCATCGCTTCTTCAAGGATGCTGAAGTAGCTCACCTGATTCGTGCGCCAGTCTGCATACTCGCTGTAGGATTCAGCAAGCGAATCAAGCTCCTGTGGAGAATACATCCGGCGAAGGAACGCGAAGATCTGCATCTTCTCCTTCATCGACAAGAAGAACATGCCCTTGTGGATGTTCTCATGAAGGATGACGCGACGAACCGCTGCCACTTCTGGCGTAGTTCCTTGAAGATTGGCTAGCTTGCGATCAAGATCTGAAACGCCTACGTTGTCCGTGAAGACAATCGGCTGTCCATTTTCCGACATGCCTTCGATTTTTGAGTTGGCGCTTACTGCTGCCCAAGTCTCAGGATAACGAACGCGATTAGCTGGATCAGCAAGGAAGTCCTTGGATGTGCCAATCCAGGTGAAGAGCACGTTTGGAATCTCGCCCGAACGGTTGAGAATCGCGACAGCTTGATTGGCGTCAGTTGCCTTGACGGTGCCCTGAACGACGTTCGTGCGCGTTTTCTGAATGAGCGAGTTGAGCGTTTTGAGGTTTAGCTCTTCGCGCTTCTTTTGTGCGGCCTCTGCTTTGGCTTGCTCCTTCTCGTCACGCTCGATTTCTTTGGCGAGCTTAGCATCGGCTGCATCACGCTTAGCTTGAGCTTTAGCTGGTGATGATGCTGAAATAGAATCAAGCCATGATGCAAGTGTCTCGTTTGGTGAGAAACTACCACGAACCGAATCCCATAACTTTTTGAGCTTTTGTGCCAACTCAGAAAAGAAATTGTCAACTAGGCTCCTTGGAGCATCCCTAGTTGCCGCCCATTTTGCCGTCTCATCACCAAACCATTCGCTAAACTTTGAGCGATATGCCTCCCATTGAGATACGCGCTGCTCTTGGGGGAATGGAGCGTTTGGGTTCATCCAGTCTGCATCAGTCATCCACTCCCATATACGGCGCTGGTCCGCCACAGATGGAATACCTTCTGATCCGTATTTACTATTGAACCAATTTGTATATTCAGCCTCAATCGCTTTCTTTGTGGCTTCTGGAGCGTTTGCATATTCAAGCTCCATTATAGCGTGACCAATCTCATGCGCCATAGCAGACGGTGTTGCTTTACTGCTGACAGCTATTGTTTTATCTGAGCGTGTCCAGATGCCACCGATATTACCACCTTCTAAAGCTGATTGCGTATTCTTCTTGTTTGCCATGTAAACAAGCTGATCAAGACGATTAGCTTTTCCAGATGCCACCTTCTTCTCCCACTCTGCATCAAGGCGCTCCATAGATTCCTCAATAGTGATAGCTTGAACTCCAGCTTTTTTGAGTGATGGGAATAATGCAATTAAGGCATTGCCATAGCCAATAGGGTCTAATACTGGCTGTTGATCTTTACTTGCGGCATCTGCAATGTCCGCTTTTTCGTTTGACTCTATAGCAGTTGTAGCAGATTCTTGCTCAACAGCAGGGATCGACCCCTCTGCTGGTTGTTGAACAACACTGGCTACCGCCGCTTCCTTAGCCAAGGGAGCGGCGGTTTCTGTTGGTGTGGCTACCGTTGTGGTTTGGGGGGATGGAGCTAGGAAGGTCGCTTTCACGGCCTGTGCAGCAGAGGGCGCTGCCTTAACTGGTGTTGCATTAATGAGCCTGTCCAGTTCTGGCAGGGTTTCGTCCTGAAGGTATGTAACCACATCCTTGAGCCTTGCCGTTTCGCCTGACGGAAACTTCTTCTCAGTAGCTCTTTTCTGCGCCGGAGTCTTTGCTCCCATGGATGCGCGAGTGGATGCTCCAATACGCTCTTTAACATCCATTAGCAGGTTGTATGCCGCGTCAAACTTAGCTTGCGCTTCATCCTTACTGGTAGTGAAAATTGGTATGAGATTACGAAGCTCAGGATGTGGTGGTTCAAACTGAGGGTGACCAACAACAACATTGCTAAATGTCTGTCCAGAATCTACATTTTCACCTCTTTTGGCAGCTTCAATTCTGGCAATTCGACTTTCCATTGCTGCGTCTGAACGACCAGACTCACGACGCATTTTAGCTATGTCCTTGAGCATCTCAAAGCCGTCATTATCCTGAATCAAAGGATCAACATCCCGCTCCATGGCGCTGCCTCCCGGCATGACCGTGCCTTCGGTAGCGGTCGTCGGCGTCCCTTGCGGGGTAATTGGTTTGGCTACTTCTTCTTGGATTTGACCTTCTGTGGCAACTTCTTGAGGCTGGGCGTTTCCTTGGCCCAGTCCTTGCAGTTCCATTTCGGGTCTTTCTTGGCGTAGCAAGCCTTCATCTGTGATTTGCTCTTGAATGGCATTTGGCGTTGTTTCTATGGGTTGATTTTGAATCGCCTCACCCGCCCCTGCACCTGCTTCCGCAGTTGGGGGCGGCACTGGCATTTCAATCTGCTCCATTGCTGGAGAAGGTGTTTTTGATCCAGTGTAGCGGTCTCCGTATTTGGCGACCAACTGCTTATTGATTCGCTCAATTTCTGGAGCGGCCTTTGCGGCAAACTGCTCTCGTGTTTTGGGAGCTTCACCAATGTTGTTGATAGCCTCCATGGCCGTCTCATCAAATGGAACGCCACTCATGCCAGCATAATTCCATGGAACATCTTTAATATTTCCAGTGCGTGCAATATCGAAACGCCCACCAACCTTGGCATTAAACTGAGCATCTTTTGCTGGACCGCTCTCGAATGGATTTAGGAGACTTCCAATTTCAGATTCAATCTTGGACGCAAGACTATTGGCGGCATCTTTATGACCAACATAAACAGTGAAATCAGACCCTTCTTCTGGTGATCCACCGCTTAGAAGTTTATACTGACCTTTGTGGTTTTTATGCAACCACTCATCAACTGCCTGATAGTTCTCTGGAGTGACGGAAAGATGCAGCTTCCACCCTCCATTTTTAGCAAAATCATTGTTAGCAACTACGTCGGTAACACGAGGGCCGCTTGTTTTTCCATCTGGCTTCTGCTGTATGGCCGCCTGTAAACGCGGCAAATTAACAGGTGTTTCTACGGTAGGAGCAACAGTTGGCTCCAGCAACTCAGCAGGCGCTTGTGGTTCTTGTGCAAGCGGTTGCTCTGGAGTGGGCGCTTCCAATTGTACTTGGCGTTCTGCGGCTGCTTTGGCTTGAGCGGCTTGTTCCTGAGCCAGCATTTGAGCGGCTTTATCAGCAGCACCTTCAGCTTGAGTTTTGAGCAGATTTTCATTAAGCTCCACGAAGGCAGTAGTTGAGCTTGAGACATTAGGAGATGTCGCGTTAGCTTTTACCACTAGCTCTTTGGGGATGACTTGGCTTGGTGGCTCTGGCGATGGTGGAGCAATAACCGCTGTTTTTCCCTGTGGATCAACCACTGTGGTTCCGCCAGCGTTCATATTGACGAGCTTTTCGTCGTCTGTCTGATCTGGGACTGTATCAACAGCATCCACATTATCTTCTGCAACGAACGCTTTTTGAATGTCAGTCTGCCTCTCTGGAGGAGTTCGGCCAAGTTTGTTGATCGCGCCAAACATTGCGCCACCAACACCCTCCCAAAGAGCAGCTTCACCAGCGCCCTCAAACAAACCTGGAGCTTCAACGCCAGTGGGAGCAGTAAGCAGAGTTGAGAGATTGCTGAGAACTTGCGTGGAACCGCCTTCAGCAGCTTCTTGGGCTGCGCTCATGCGGATACCTGGAATTACTCTGCCAGCAGCATCTTCAACACCTCCAAGCAAGCGACGGGCGGCAGACGTTTCAAGCGCAGAGCCGAATGGAAGCATTTCTGGAGCAAGTTCAGATATGCCACCGCCAAGAAGATTCAAATACCCTTCAGCGCCAGTGATGCCAAGACGCTCATTTTCGGCAGCTTTAGCAGCAGCGCCTTGAGCAAACCCTGTGCCGTATAGGGCAGATTTAGCGCCAGCTTGAATGGCTTGATTTGTGAGAGCTTGCCTAGCGGCAGCAGAACCGGCAGCGGCGGCACGTTCAGCGCCTAGAGCTTTACCAGCAAGTCCACCAACGCCACTTGTGCCGATGATGCTAGCCACATTACCAGCCACATTTGCCACTTTGGCAGGAATGCCTTGCTCGTAAATTGGATTGACTGGCGCGATGTATTCCAGCCCTTCGCGAGCAGATTCGCCAAGATTGCTGATTGGCTCGATGCCAGTCAGAGCACCAACGCCCTCCAATGTGCCTGGAACAATTTCACCGAATCCACGGGCAGCACTTCCGAGTGTGGAGGTGACTATTCCTTGACCAGAATCGTCTGGAGTTTGCCAAAAGTCATCAAAAACAGCTTTTTGTGTCTGTGGCGAGAACGCTTTAAATTCAGGATCAGAAGATATTTCTCGTTCAAAAAATCCCTGCTTAACCAAAGCCCTTCCCTGTTCGGAAAGTTCTTGATATTCTGGATCGCGTGTAATCTCGTGCCAAGTAGCCATAACCTACTGTGGCACCGGAACTTTCTTGTTCAAGAAGTTTACAGCTTTATCAACCTCTTCACGCGGAACATTGGCGTTGTTCTGAACGGTTGTTTGAACCACGCCTCTTTTGCTTAAAAAATCTTTTGCCCATTCTTCAAGAAGCTCTCGATAACCAACTTGCTGGGTTCCCAAAAATCCAAGTAAGCGGCGATTCTCTCCAGGCTCCCTGAAAACTGTTCGATTGGTCATCATTTCACCAATTGGAATGCCAGCTTTTTGCAAAACTTCCCAAGTAGCTGGAATGGTTCCATACTCAGGATTATTGATGATGTTTTCGCTTGGTTTGAGGACGGCTTTGGCAAAAGACTCCAATTGATTGACTGATGTGCCTGGATAAACCTTATCTGGAACCACTTTTGCAATCTTGCTTCCAATATCTTGTTTGGCATTTTCCCAAGCAGGAGCAATGGCTTTATTGGAAGCCTCCCGAGCTTGTGCCTCTTGAATAAACTGCTGCTGTTGAGAATATGGAATATTAGCAAGCTGCGTGTTGAAATCTGGAACGCTTGGAGCGGTTGGCTGCTGAACTGGAGCCTGAGCCTGTGGCAACGTGCTAGCCAATATCGAAGCTGGCAATGCTGCTGGCGAGAATGGAGTTGCGGCAGATGCCATGCCAGTAAGTGCCGAACTTGCGGCTGCGGCAGATGGACTCACCTGCTGCTGAGTGGCCGGTGCGGCTGGAACTCCTTTAGACTCCATGAAATTGAAGTAATCATTATTAGCCTTTTCCCAAGCAGCCTCAGCATCAAGATATTTTTTGCTTTCAGGGTCTAATCCTTGAGCATCATACTGTTTAAGTTGATTCTCGCGAGCTTCCTTGATCTTCTCAAAGCGGCGTTCTTCTTCGGAAATGGCACCGCTACGAGTTCCGGTTCCGCGAGTTCCTTTGCCAGCCATTCTAACCTTGCCTTCCTCAATCGAAATTTGTTCCCGAGTCGAATTGCGAGGAAGTTTTTCAGGAGGAACACCAAAAGCTATTGCTCGATTTCTGGCGTCAATGATTTCTTGAGCAGCCCTCGCTTCAGCTTCCATGCGAGCCTTAGCAGCAATCGCTTCAGCTTCAGCTCTCTGCTGCTTCGCCTGCTGATAACCCTTGTATTGATTTTCATACAGTCCAGCCACAGTGCTAAATCGATGATCGCTAAATGCCAAAGGATTGCGAGTCGCCAGATCGCGATATTTCACCGCAAAATCATCGCTCTCAGGGTTGAGATTGCCGCCAGCTAGTTCGCTTGCCGCACGTTCAACCTGCGCCTCAATCTCCTGCTTCTTTCGCAGGTCGTTGGCTTTTTGCGCGATGTCGTCGTAGGCAAGTTGAGCTTTTTGAGCTTCAAATACTGGAGCTTGGCGTTGTAGGCTACGAAGCTGATCTATTGCTGCCGCACCCTTGTAAAAATCCTCAACCTCACGATCAAGTGATGCCACGCCGGTAGATTTCCGAGTTTGGTTAAAAACTGGATTGGCGGGTGCCTGAGCAGGCATTCCAATGTAGTCGGCAAGGTCAATGACTGGCATAAATTAAGCAGATGTGCGTTCTTTCCAGAGAGCTTCAGCGGCTTTTCTCGCTTCATACTCATCCATTTGACGCGGTGGCATTGGAAGGCCATTCTTCATAGCCTCAAAGACTCGTTCCGTGCCTGCGTCTGAGCCTTTCGGAATGGCCTTGGCGGCTTGTATCCGAATACCCCTGGCATCAGTCTTTCCAGTGTCTAATACATACGCATACTTGTTGTCCTTACCTTGACGGACGGCGGCAGAACCGAAAAACTGATCTTTTGTTCTGCCATCGAAGGTTGCAGGTTTGCGATCACCAGTTGGAATAACTGCGCTTCCAGTTCCGTAGCGGCTGGTAACAACGCGCTGTTGAGGACCGTAGGAGGCAATGACTCCTCCGGTTGGACGCTGTTGAAGCTGAGTTAGTCCAGTGTCCGTGAATGAATCTGAAACTGGCATTGGGATACCCAATTCAGACGCCCTAGTCCTCAATTTGTCATTTGCGTCCCACTCATCAGCAGGCACATACGAACGCACACCTTGTTCCTCCTGCTCACGCATCTTCATTCGAGCAGCGCCACCAGCATTAATCAACCTTTCACGAGCGGCCTGTAGAAGCTGTCCAGCGGTTGAGATTTGTGGCTTCCTGAATCCTTCTGGAACTAATACTTGAGATGGTACTTCTGCGGGAGAAGATCCTCGCATTACCGTTGATAAAACGTTTTTAATTTGAGATAGATTCATTAGCGGTAAATTGTAAAGGATGGGTTTTGGTTGAACGCTGGATTTATCGGAGCCATAGGCATCGCGCCAACTTGTGGCTGCATCGCTCCAAAAACTGAATTGCGGGCCATCTGTTGAGGCTGAGAGAGTCCTTTAGACTGCATATCAGATTGAGCAAATGGAGAAAGAGCTTGGTCAACCTTGCGTGATTCAAGGCGAAGCTGTCGCTCAGCGATGCGGTCAGGAGAGTTACGAGAGCGTCCAACTGGCGTTGAGCGTTGCAGCGATGGCGGCAGCAGCTCATTGTAATTTTGCTGCATGTTTGCCAACTCACCCTTACTAGCTTGTCCTGTATTGAGACTGTATGCTGATGGAAGAGTTTGCTTCTTCTTGAAATCATTAAGACCTGATCTGAGTGGTTCGTATGCCATAATTATCGAGTTTGTGGAGTTTGTCCGGCTGAGAAGGACCAGTCCATTGCCATTTTAGGACGGATAGCTCCTCGGTTTTGTTTCAGCCCTTGGTTAAGAACTTCGTAGCACTTCTGCCAGAAAAGCTGCGACTGTTGAAGCTCTGTGGCTCCACTGTCTTCAAGCTGAATCGCCTTCATTGCAAATTTCAGCGCACCAATGTTATCCGGCCAGATCAAATCAGTTTCTTGAATGAGTCGAACAAAACGACGCTTACAAAGGCATCGAAGCACTGGCTTATTGTCTGGACTAGCCTCGATTGTGCCAACCTTGTAACGACGATAAATAGGATTCGTTTCACTTGGCTCATAGACGGAAAGCTCAGTCGGAGTGCCAGAAACAACAACCGACAGCGTGACGTTGCCGGTAGTGAGAGGCTTGACCACCTGAGTAACGAACATCTGAACAGCAGTTGTAGCCGTTGGATTTGCGAGCGTTAGGTCAATACCCTCAACACCGTTAGCATCGAAAATGGTGTTGCCGTTTGCATCGTGACCATATAGTCGCACCACTTGACCAACATCGTTTGCGTCAGCGATAGTGAGGCGGATCAATCCTGCGTCAGCTTGATACTCCTGCGTGCAAACATCGCCTTGATCCAAGATGATGCGAAGATCTCTCGTCGTCTCGTCAATGTAGCCAGGGCCAGAAGTCATGAACTCCTGCATGCGTGAGAATGGCATCGTTGGCCAATTGACGCGAGTGACGCCAACAATGGACTCGTAGCGCCTTGGAAGGGTAATGTAGCCAGTAGTGGACGGATAATCCACTTGGCCGTACATATTCTTCCACAAACCAGAGTTGATGATCCTCTCGACTCCCTGATTGAGAATCGGTAGGAAAAGCTCTGAATTAGGATTGCCAGGGAAGATGGCGTTGCCAATCATTGACCTGACATCCGCAACTGTTAGGCCGGTAGACATCTCCACCGATTCTAACCGTTATGGCTGGATGGGCAAGGGGGATTTTTCGATACTATTCAATCCACTTCCCAGCCTGGCATTTTTCTGTTTTCAGCCACCATTTTAACTTGGCGGATTTGTGGGCAGCGTAAACGCATTACCAAGAACGGCTTTGAAAATAGCCAGCTTGACCACATCCTCACCAAGCTCAGAAATCCAATGCTGTGTCATTTCTACCATCATCGGGTGGTTGATGTTGCGGTAAATCTCCAGCCAACCTGTATAGTAGTTGTGCAGCTTGTCATCAATCGTGAGTGGGAAAGTTCGCTTCGGCCAGTTGAAACGGTGATTCCATCCCATCTTTGGATGGCAGATAACCTTACCGCCATTGTGACGAACCATCTCAGCCATATACCATTCCTCGCCACCAAAGCCTCGGAATCCTTGATTGATTACAGGAGCGTTGGCACGGATAAACGAAAAGCATCCCATTCCTTGGGCTGGAATCTCAAAAGGCTCGCCTGACTTCAAGCCTTCCTTATTGTCGCCCCAAATGCCAAAGTCGTGACCTCGCCACACTGGGTCGATTTGCTCACTTGTGGCTTTCAGACTGTCGTATAGAAGTGGCCCCGTAAGCATGTTTTTTGAGTCTGGATTCTGCGACCAGTATTCCATCATGGCAGCGATGAATCCAGGTTGTAGCAGAACATGGCAATCAAGACCAAGGATCACATCACCAGTAGCAAGATTAAATGCGTCATATTTTACGAAGCTACTTTGACGATCCGTGACATCAACAACCCGCATGTTTGGAACATCTTTAGCGAAGTGCTTGATTTGCCTTCCATGATCACTGTCAGGATTATTGTCGAGAATCAGAAATTCAGTGTTCTCTGGAAGGTCTTGGTATATTCGGAGTGATTGAACGGAAAAAAAAAATTCCATCGAAATCATCGAAGGTTGCCATTGATATAGTTAGTTTTAATTGATTCATATTTTTGTAAAGACCATCCCAGTGTTTCTCATAAACTCACGCCTCATAGTTGAGTTTTCTCGAATCTGTTGAGTGAGTTCGATGTCCAACTCGTATCCGCATGACGTTATTTTGTCAATCCAGTATTCAGAAGGCTGGCAATTAACATGATGAAATCCTTTCTTTCCTGGCAACGCATGAGTCATGCAGATAGCCTTTTTAGCCAACTTGAATGCAGCTAAGATATTCGGAACATGCTGTTCATCAACGTGCTCCACGAACTCAACGGACCATACTAAATCTCGGTGATGTGTCATTAACGGCCCTTTTGTGAAGTCGTGAGTTATCACATTTTCATTTGAGCAGGATTGGTCCCCGTCAACTCTAGTCCATGACACACCAATTAGCTCACACACCTTTTTCATTCCGCCTGGACCACAACCAATATCTAGAATGGATTTAATGTCTAATCTTTGCTTTAACAAAGCTAAAGACCCATCATCAACATGAGTTATATTACAATGCCCTCCAAGATGATTTTGATTCAATTTAATATCCTCCCAAGGACAAATGAAGCAAAGCTAAGTTCATCAGGCAATGGGAAAAGTTCTTTTGATGACGCGAAAACCTTTACAATATCAGCAATTTTACCCAAGTTTGTCATCTTGTGAAAGCAATATTTCCACACAAGGAAGTCGAGAAATTTTGATTTGTATGATTTGTCGCATTCCTGAATTCGCGATGGTATTAATCGCCCCGTGTATTGTGTTACTCCAGACTGCCAAAAGTAACCTGGAGCATATTGCACAACATGTTTACCTGCTGCAATGGCATCTACAACGAATGTTGAGTTATAAACCAAGACAAATTCAGCCTTATCAACGATAGAAATATCCACATGGCCGCACTGGCTTCCGTGTTTATTTGCTATACCTCGAACTATTTCAAGTTCAGACGCATTACCCATCACCACCGGATGAAGTTTTATAAATGCTTTACCCTTGTAGTATGAGCAAGCCTCATCCAAGAATTTGTGATAATCCCCAGTTGATCCAGCATTCCAAATACTTCTATCGCCAGGATGTTGCGCGGCAATTACAATACCATCCCATTCGACTTTCTCATGAGACTGTCTAAACTTGGACATAGTTAATCCTCTTTTCTGCATTTCAGAAAAAGAAACTTTGGCATCGTATGATTCAATAATTCCGCGAGCCATTGGAAAATTGAATGAAGCCTTCTCGTAAAGTCCCATTGAGTCGATGTGAATTCCATCCCAAAAGAAACCAGTCTCAATCATCGCGCATCTGGTTTGATGAACTGAATCACCCCAAGAGATAACGAAATTTTCTGGATTATTTCTAACTTCACTACTTGTTTTTGAAATAGTGATTCCAAATTCCGCCATCTTTGAGTAGTCTTGACTCTTCAGAAAGTTAGGCCAAAGTTGATCTACAATTATCATGGCGGCGTCGTTGTCGTCGTCGTCAACGGTGGCTGAGTCGTCGATGTTGAGCTTGTAGAGGTGGAACTCGTTGAAGTTGAACTACTTGTAGTCGAACTCGTCGTCGTCGGTGGCGCAGTAGTTGTGGTCGAGCTTGAAGTCGTGCTGCTTGAAGTCGTGCTGCTTGAAGTCGTGCTGCTTGAAGTCGTGCTGCTTGAAGTCGTGCTGCTTGAAGTCGTGCTGCTTGAAGTCGTCGAAGAGGTCGTCGAAGAGGTTGTGCTGGAAGTCGTCGAGGTAGGCGGCTGAGTCGTCGTCGTGCTGCTCGTCGGCGTAGGTGGAGGGTTCGATCCAATGTAAATAACAGTTCCAGTAAATACCCCACCAGAAAAAGCTCCCGCTAGCTGGATATTTGATCCGGCATCAAATGGTGGACCTGAGTTATTGATACTCTCCATCTGCACATTCGACCTTGGCAGATTTGCAATCACCGTAGAGGTGCCATCTCGGCTAACATTCGAGCCAATTCCAGACATTCCCCATACCCAATTACGTTGAGCAAATGGGCCGTTCTCAGATGCAAATTCTCCGTTGCCAGTATTAATCATTGGATCACATCGTCTGGGGGTGGTGGAGGATAGATTGTGATCCGCTCCCTCAACCAAAGACCGTTAGTGTTCTGTTGGCGGTCCTCAATTATGAACGGTGCCCAATCTAGGAAATTTGTCGCTGGAAAAATCTGCGTAAAAGAATTACGATTTGTGGGCGCTGGATATACGCCGACACCTAAAACTGGCGTTTCTGGCTGAACCTTTAAAAACACGCAGGTTGGATGCAAGCAACGCTCAAATTTCATGCTCAAACCAATGTAATTACCATCAACATCTGTTGGAACAGGCTGGATGTGGGTCAATTCACCGGCTGAATAGGCTACATCTGACAAAAACTGCTCAACCAAGATAGTGCTATTATACGAGATTCCAGGACGGTAACGATACCTTGGCAGAAGCCTGTCAGCCGTCTCTGTATTTGCTCCATTGTTCACCACTTGCGGGAATCCAACTGCTCTAGCTGCGAACAAGTCTTCAAGCACAGAAGGCCAAGTGTATTGCCTTGTGTCGTAGTAGAAATTAAACGGAACTCTGCGTTGCGCTGGAGTTCTTGGCCTGCCAAAAAACAACGTAACATGGTCCGCATCAGGCTTGTCAGATTTGAGATAGACGTAGTTGCCGTAAGATGGAAACTTTGAAAGCATCTCGCGTCCAACCGTCCACCCGCACTGATTAAATGAAGTTGGACGCGCACCAACAAGTGAGGCGCTTTGAGCAGAAATCAGCGTTGATCCATCTGGGAAAACCAATTCAGGACCAATGTAGTCCTGCGGCACTCGTACAGAGAACATGAACTCCTCTTCGTGCGGAGTTGGTAACAGTTGAAAATTGCTAGCCATTAGACCGTTTCAGGTGGTTCATTGGAGATTTGATCGCCATCTGCCCATGTAGCATACAAATATGTTGGTGTGGCGCTATTAGCCTGACGGAATCTCCAATGAGTCTTTTTGAGAACGGATTGGCGAAGATCTTCGTGCGACACTTCATCGCTAGTGGTTGAAGTGACAGATGATGGAATAACACTTACGTTCGTGCCGAATATCTTCGTACCAGCGGTTGCGGAATAAGTTCCACTTACAGTCTGTACCGTAAGAGGATCAACCGGAATCAGACCAGCCTTAAAGTCCAATTTTTCAGAATTAACCGTTGTTATTGTTGTAGATCCACCGCCTTGAGGTGGGGGAGTAACCGTCAAACTACCTGGCGCTGAATAAAGAGATGTTGAAGTATCAAACAGATCTCGATACTCGCTAGACCAGACGTTCATGTCTGGCTCAGAATCACCAGTTAGAACAATCTCATCAATTTTGGAGAATTTCTGCCAGCGGCGGTCTTTTCGGAATAGATAAACGTCTGAAGCCATATTTTTTACCATATCCGCTTGACGGAATGATGCAAGTGGGATTATGGTTATCACAGCTTGAAAAAGCTGGCTTCGGGTGCAACTGGAGCAATCCACGGTAATCCGAAGCAAAAGCCCGAATTTCCGCCTGCACCCCGGTATTCGGGCTTTTTCATGTTCTGATTTTTAGCCTACTCAGCAAAAGAGGCTACTCAAACCGAGAGGAATGAAACGCTCGACATGCAGGCCGTGAGAACGTCATGTGCTCCCCGTAGCGCCAAAACGGGGGATTTCGTGGGGGTCTAGCTCAAAATGAGTAATCATCAGAGTTGGCGGTGCGAATCAAAACAAGACTGCCGGGTTGCCCTCCCATACCTAACCATTGCCTTGTGCATGGGGAGGTGGGAGGGGTTGTGCCTGAGAGAGAATTCCCAAGTGATACTGAAGCCAATCCTGTTATGATCCTGACCAAGAAAACCATTGAAGCCCTTTTTAACTGTGGATCGCCTAATTCACGCCAGCTAGCAACACTGAGAATACGCCAAACAAAGGGCTGGATGCAGCGCCTTATCGGAATAGAAATCAGCGAGGCTCTTTATGCTGAACTGATTGCCTGCAAAGGTCGAAGGCCATCAGGATTGCCAAAAGCCCAATGGAAAAAGCCATGTATCCCAACTGAATAAATGATGATCCGCTACTACCGCCTCCACAACGGTTCAATCTTTCGCTATCACGGCGTCATGATGCTCAAGAAGTCTGTATTCAAGGCGGTGACGCATTCATTCGCACTTGGGAAGAATAAGACCATCAGCGTCCTCATGCTTCCATTCGTTAAAGTTGAAGTAGTGAAAACGAAATAATTTGCATCGCGTTAAATAACGTGATAAGATTGATGACTATATGAAACCAATACAAGTAAAAACCACGCAAGGTCAACGCTATCGTATCCTCCGAGAGGTCAACTGCTTGAGTCAGCAGGCAGTGAATGAGCACATGGGACGTGCTTCCAGTTGGTGCTCGCAGCTAGAAAAAGACTGCTTTGAACTGACTGTGGATGCCGCATTAAAAATAGCAAGGATGTATAAAGTAACTCTTGATCAGCTTATTGGAGAAGAGCAGATAGATGTTGTGCTGATGCCAAAAGTGAACGGATTTTGATTAAAAAAATGAACAACAAAACAGAATTGATCGAGGCAATCATTCAGGCACACGCTTGAGGCTTTTGGATATTAATATGAAACGGATTTTCTAACCATCCACCATGAGAATGACTAATGACACCAATGACACCAATGACACCAATGACACCAATGACAGACGAGAAACTAAAGGAAATCCGAGAACTGGCTTACGGCATGTCCGTGGCAAATATGAACCTGGACGATGTTGCCGACTACATGGCAATCGCCTCGGCGTGCGCACGCATGGAAAGCCGCCGCGCCAACCAGACAGCCACCGCATCAGGAGAACTTATTCCGAATACCTGACAACATTCGCTAGACATGGGGCGCGTGTTCTGTGTCCGGCGAACCGATAAGCACAGCAACCAAGGGAGCGAAATATGAGCGCCGAAGAACACGATCAAATGCCCGCCGCGACCGCAGGTTGCGCTGCTGCGGCTGGGTATGCCGGGGCGCTCAAAGCTCTAGCGGAAATGAGCCGCAACGAAGGAATGCTGTCTATGCAAGCCGGACTTGCGGACGATACACTGGCCAGACTGAACCATAAACAGAATGAAGTTGCACTAGCCTACGCGCATTTGAGACTCAAACGGCATACCCAAAAGATCAGCGACGGCTGAGCCTTGGCGAAGAAGTTGGCTGCATCGGACGTTCGGCTAAGTAGCCCACAAGCCAGCCAACTGCTTGAATCTCTTCTGCAATGGATTTGGTTTGCCGGGATTGTGATTTCCAGGCTTATCAATACTTGAGAGGCCATGCTTCTCACGGCAAAGTTCAATTAGAACGCAGGCGCTATCATAAACGTCTGGCGACTTACCTGTTCTACGCTTCATATCGACTTTGGACTCAACCTTAATTCTTGACCCTCCATCAAGCGCCTTATTGTCTTTGTACTTACGAACCGTCATCTCGTCAGCCATCTCCTTTGTGATGTTGCGTAGTTGATCGCAGCGAATCAGTTCTTTGCCACACCCCCAAAGTTCGCTAACCCTGTTAGCATACCTTACACTTGATTTCTCACGATCAGCAGCAGACACAGGACGATCTGAAGCCTTGCCACCGAAGTCCACACGCAAGAAGGTGTTACCCCACTTGCTCCACATGGCATCAGCGAAGGTCTTGCCACCACCAGCAGACGCATCAATTGCCACATCCTTGATGTCGATTCCATCCTTCTTGCAGATGTCTTTAATCTGGTCAATAAGCTGCGTAGTGCGGTCAACGTCGCGTTTGCTAGCATCGTCATTGAGAAGGATATGGCGCTCAAACTTGAGTCGTTTCTTGCCATCAGTGCAGATGCCAATGGAGCCAATCGTCATCACTGTTTTGTCGCCACCACTGGTATATGAAAGGTCGATGCCGCATACCTTTGTTGGAATCCCCTGCCACACGCAATCCTTGGGCGTCTTGATAATTTCAGCGGGCGAATAAATATTGTCATCGTCTCCATCAAGCAAGAACGCACCAAGAACACCACGCCAGTAAGCTCTTGTATGCTGGCCCAGCTTCTCTCGTTTTTCTTCCAACATCTCGCGAGTCATCAAGAACGGGTAGATCACCTTGCCCTCAATGATGTTTGGCGATGTCTCGTTATTGATTCGGATGACGTGAGCGCCTTTCCCTTTCCACTCGTCCCAATCTGGGTTGTAGCTGTCCCATCCTCCAGGAATAGGCTCACAAAGCTGCCCAAAGGTATCAAATGGCGAATTGGCGTTGGCTAGCGCGATAAGCTGGACATTTGGATTCTGCGTCAAGTTTTCCTCGAACGTATTGATAATGGATGGCGAAAGTTCAGCGCACTCATCCAGAACAACAATGAGCTTACCGCCAGGGCCATGCTTCTGACCTCGAATGGCGCGTGAGGATTCAGCGGCTTTGCTTTGCTCACCTGGAAACAAGCGGATGCCGTACTCATCCATTACAACGCCAGTGTTCAGATCCATCGACTTGATACAGTGCGAGGATTCTACCAGCTTGCCAGGAGGTGCTCCAGCCATGCCATTGAAGTAACGAGTGATCTGGCCCCAAATACGTCCCATCGAGTCCTTAATAGTCGTAGTGTTGACGAGAACGACGTTCTTGTATGGATTTGCCAACCACCAAACGAGACAGTAAACGGCGAACAAACCAGTCTTGCCGCCAGAACCACCAGATGAGATCGCGAGACGCTTGTTTTCAAATGCGGCCTTTGCCATCTTGATCGCCCAAGGATGCCACATGAACGGAGTCCTACTTCCTGGGTAGTTCCAGATGAGGTTCACTGCGTTTACAAAATGAATCCACGCAGGCTTTCCTTGTGGGTTTTTATCGCCCTTCCAACCGAATAACGAACCCGTTGGACACTTGAGGAAGATCAACTCGACATCCAGTTGATTGCCAAATTGATGATCAAACTTGATGCCGTATGTCTCGATTGGTCCTCGCGTTAGTTGGACGACGCGAGATTTTTGGGGCTTCTGCTTCATATCTGTTGAATGGGTAGTTCAGAACTGGTAAGTTTCAAGATTATATGTTCTATGAACATCTGCCAAACTTGTTATAAAAACGGGCGATCTCTGTGGCAAGGTTGTTGTCTATGCAGCAAAGATGTGATGACATCCAGCCAATTCCATGCTTGGAACGCAACTCGCAGGGTTCATCATGATATACCTCAACCAAAGATTGAGGTGAAGCAGGTGGTCTTTAGAAAGCCAAGGCCGGTCTTTGGGCAGAGGTTGCAGAAGTGACTTGCGATAAGTCAATTTACGATGTCATATCTGAAATATGATAAACCATGAAGTTGAGACTATTGAGGATGCGCTGACGATGTTGCAAGCGACTGTATTTGAGCCAGAGTTTGCCGCTCCTTTGATCAGGCGAAATTTGGAGCATGGGTTATGCTCTAGCTACGAGGTTCAGTTTTTTAAGGGAACGAATGGCGTATGTATGTCAGCAAAGATGACTCCAACTTACAAAAGTAAGTACCTCGGAAAATATGACGGTTTGGAGTGATGATCATCCAATTCTCTTTGAGTTGACAATTATAGAATGATTTGCAATAATGTCGAGCCATCGCGGAGTTTCAGTCTCCGCAACGGCTCTAACGAACTCACATACTACTATTATGCAAATCGCTAATGCAATGGTGCCACGCGCACAGAAAGAAATCAAGTTCACACCGGAACAAGAGCAAAAATTTTGGTCAAAAGTTGATAAATCTGGAGGTAATGATGCCTGTTGGCTTTGGACCGCTGGTAAAGTAAACGGTGGTTATGGACAATTTTCGCTCAATGGTGAAGTCGCTCTGTCGCACCGTGCTGCATGGATTATCACGAATGGTCAAATACCAAACGACGTAAGCAATGGTAGAATTTTAGTCTGTCATCGGTGTGATGTTCCAACATGCTGCAACCCCAATCATTTGTTTCTCGGAACATACAGCGATAACGCTAGAGACAGAGAAAATAAAAATCGAGGCAACCACGCTAAAGGTGATTCTAATGGTTCTCGTAAATATCCTGAGCGATTGAGGCGCGGCGAATCGCATGGTCGAGCTAAGCTTTCCGCAACTCAAGTCATTGAAATTCGCACTCGATATGCAGCTGGCGGAATATTTCATCGTGAACTTGCCGCATATTTTGGCGTATCTACACCGCTAATAACTGATATAATCAAACGAAGGCGCTGGAAACATATATAAATATTCAATAAATATGAAAATACCAAGCTTCAAGGTTTTACTCAAACTTCTCTACCCACTCGGCTAGAAAACGGCTAAGTGGAATGCCATCTCCATCTGCTGTCATGCACTTGCAGCCTTCTGGCTTGCATTCAATCCAGGTGCAGCCGTCGTGATTGATCTTTGGCGAGTTGCCATGACGGCACTTAGCGCGTGACTCAAACTGGTTTTTAATGACTTCAAAGTCAGTCATACCATGATGCGGATTCGACTGCGAATCTTTGAGATATGGCGAGTCTTTTTGAGAACAGCGCCACCTTCACGGCTTCCAGCACCATCTGTATTCCCCTCAATACTTTTGATGTTGCCATTTTTGTCAGGAGATGAGAGAGCAATTCCAATGTGGCTGAATGTAAAAATAACGATGTCACCAGCTTGAATGTCACTTTTATGCGGCTTCTTCGTGTGTGTTGATTCGTCTTGTTCAAGACTCCAATTCTCGAAGTCCCATGCTCCTGCTGTCCTTGGACGCTTAAATGTCTTGGTTTCCTTGATTCCAGCTAGCGCCAGAGCCTCACGGAAGCACCAACAAACGTAAGCTGCACACCACGGCCAACCAACCTTAGGATTAAGCCAAGTGGACGCCTTGTACTCATCAACGCGAGGTCCGCAGTTTGTGCCATTGACCTCTGTGACTCCGACTTCTTTGAGTGCTACTTGAACGAGTGCTTCTGATAGTTTCATACTTTTGGAGAGCTAACAATAATGATGCCCCAAACAAGCAGGCAGATGGCGGTTATCGCAAGAATGGAAACTTGCGCGATAGAGAAATCTTGGATCATGGATATTTGTCTTCCTCAATCATACGGGCGTTGTGCTTGTGAAGGAATTTAGCCAGATCACTGCTGAGTTTATCAACAACTTCCTCTGGCAGAATCCATTCCCACTCATGGAGGAATTCATGGATGAGGATGCGGAGATGATGCTGTCCGCATAAACGCTCGTCAATCTCAATATTACCGTTGCCGTAAGCAAGACCTAAAGCCTTGTGACGACCCAGCTTTCGCTTTTTAACGGTTATTGAAGTAACCTTCACTGTTTTTGGCGGATGCTATCAACCATTGCTATGGTGGCCCCACGAATATTGTTTTTGATTTGATAGCTTGTTTTATTCGGGTTGCGAGCAAGGGAAGCCTTAATTCGATCTTCAAGTGAAGAATCAGCATTGGTTTCTTCTTTCTGTCGATAACAACGAACGCGAGTTGTCATGCGACGTTTAGTATCCCAAACTGGGAAGTCTTGGGACTCAAATGCTCCAGATGAGACACCGCTTTTCAGCATGTCATGTACTCTTTCTGGAGAGCATTGAAGTTCATCGGCAATATGCTCCTTGGTATCCCAACCATGGGGAATGCAATACTTTTCAGCGTTGATCTTGTCGATAGCCTTTTGCCATTTCATTTGGTTTTGTGGTATGGTTGTTAATCAACAAAGATTGGGAACGTGACCGTTCTTCCGTATCGCTTGTCAAAGATAAAGCCAGTCTGTGATGGTGGCTCGTAAGGTGCCTTGATGGCGATGGAGTAAGCATTGAATCCAATCAAGCTCCCGTTACACACCCACTTTGGATTCTGCTGGCTTTGATGCCAATGACCAAAAATGTCTAGGTCTGCTGGAACACCTTTGTTCCACGAAGAAATAGCCTTCTCAACTGGGATGGTCAACCCACCAACGCCACCTTGGTATTGTAAGCCGTCTCCGTGATGAATGCGGAGCGTCTTGCCATAGAGGTCCAGAAGCAAATGATAGCCGTCAGAAACGTGCCAAGAAGCCTTGTCGGCAAGATGCTTCGCCATTGTTTTGTAAAGCATCCACTCATAGCTGTTGGCAGCGCCTGTGGCATGACGTGGCTTGCGAGTGTTGCGTCCGTGATTCCCGTAGCAACATGGAATCACAATTTCTCCAAAGTGCTTAGAAAGTAATTCAACCCCACTGGCGATCTGATCTTGAAGCCACAACACTGTCTGCGTTGGAGACAAAGCGTTATTCTCCAACAGTTCCTCATGGATGTAGCCGGTCATTAAATCGCCGCCCAAAATCAATACAAGGCGATCAATTTTAGCACCATGGCGTTGAATCTTCGCCATGCGAATAATCGAGTTCCAAAAGCGATTGATGCGCTGTTCAGCAATATCAAGATTGAACTCGTTGAGGTTGTTGATGGTTTTTCCTTCAACTGTCTCTTCGACATGCCAATCTGATGCGACGGCTACAAAAGTTGCTTCGGAGTCAAAATCGCTGACCGCATTGATCTTGGATGCAACAGGCTTAACGCCACCGATTCCAAGTGCGATATTAAGCTGATTGTCCTTTTCTGAAATGACGTTGAGCAGCTTTTTACGCTCACTCTCAAAGTCAGCCACAGTCTTCTTGTGGCGAATCTCTTGGGTTTCATGAACAGCAGTGGACCAGTTTTTCATATCGCGAGGATAGGTGTTGATGGTTTACTTCTTCATTCCTTTGGGGATCTTCCCGTATGGGATTCCAAGGAAGGATAGTGTATCTTTGCCCTGTGTTTTGACGGCTTTCTTGACTGTTTTGGATGGCTTTGTTGGTTTTTTCATTTGGAATATTTTATGGTTTTACTGAAACTATTAGCGCCCAGACTGATATGGATACCACTGCAAAACTGAATCCTATAAACTCATTAGCGGTTAAATATAAACTCATGGTTGAATATTGCGAGGAGATTTTGCGCTGGTTCTGCCAAACTCAGCAGTGGCAGCGGAAATAGCGCCAGCTTGACCTCCAGTGAGATAACCAACTCCTCCAGCCACAGCAATGCGTTTTACGTTGGATGAGTCTGTAATCGAGCAGGAAGACAGTGTTGAGACGACAAGGATAAGTGAGAGGTATTTCATGGTGCGGCAACTTGAACAAGTAGTGGTGAAATGCCCAAGTGGGCAGGAGAAACTTCTGCTGAAGGAATGCGAAGAAGGAGACGAGTTCCAGCATCCGCTAGCATCTTGTGAACTGCCTCGGAGCAGAACCATTTGCCATTCTCTCGTGCTGGTTTTTTGGTGACGAATCGAGCAACGCTCCAGTAGTCGTATGGCATTCCAAGCTGGCCCAAGAATAGGCTAATGGCATGATTGTAATCCTCATCACTCATGCTTGGGATGGCAAACCAGTCGATCAGCCGGTTATCTGATTCGTCCAGAGTGTGGAGTCTGACGCCCTTGAACTCGCGCGATTCAATGATGCGATTTGTGGTGCCTGGAATAAGCATCGCCGCATGTGAATACTTTGAGCGAGTCTGCTTTTTGATAAGCCAGGATACCACTCCATCGCCATTGAATAGGGCAATGCGAGGCTTCATGTTTGGTTCCATATTCATGTCAGTGCGTAATCAACGCCAGAGAGGTCAGGCACATCTGCCCAGTCGTCGGCAGTTGGGTCGAACAAGGTAAATTGCAAGCCTTCTGGCAAATCAAGGATAGCCCAAACGAACACATGGAGATCGTGGCTTGAGCCTTCAGATGCATTTGCACGCAGCGTTCCAACAGCCCAAGAACAACCTTCCTTGGCGGCGAGTAGTTGCGCGTGATGCACTACTGCACGAGCTTGATCTTCGCACTCCCACAATTCACTTTGCCAAGGTCTATAGGCTTGGTCAGCAGCCTTACGCAGCATTGGCTTAGACGGGCAAGCCATGACTCCCTTCTGCATGAGGAATCTGAAATTAGATAGCGTTTTTCCCTCAAGTGCTCGCACTACTAGCGAATTAACCGTGGCCCCGTTTAGGCAGCGAAGTTGTCGCTTAGGTTTTGAGGTGAAAGGCCACATAAGTTAAGGTTTTTTCATGGACTCCTTAATCTCGGTTACTGCTTCTCGAATGTATTGCAAGTCGCGACTCTGAACGGCTGAATCTTTTTGGATGGCATTGATGATGGATGAATGCGCCCTCAGTTCTCCTCGCATTTCAGAGCGGTCTGTGCTGGAGATTTTGTCCGCCTCAGCAAGACTGGAGATCCGGCCTTCTTGAGTTGCTACCCATCCGCCTACGCCAGCGGCACCACTCAAAAGTCCAATGACACCACCAATGAGCCATCGGATGGTTTTGCGAAGTTCGTCAATGGCGAGAGATTCGTCGTGGCTCATGGTTTGTTAATTAGTTTTGTTCCGCAAGTAATCTGGGGTCACATTCATAAAAATTTACCAAACTGTAATTGGTCCACCTCCTGATGGAAGAGTGACGTTAGTTCCAGCAGTCATGTTAGCGACATTGAAAACTGATGTAGCAGTGATTGATCCTGTGCCGCCACCGATGTTGCCGATAAGCCCAACTGTGCCGTTGTTGGTGGTGACTGTCCCAGAATTAGATGAGACTGTTGCACCGCTTTCGTTGGTGGTGACCGTGGCGTTGTTGGTGGTGACCGTGGCGTTGTTGGTGGTGACCGTGCCGTAGTTGTTGGTGACCGTGGAGTTGTTGGTGGTGACCGTGCCGTTGTTGTCTGTGACCGTGCCGTTGTTGTCTGTGACCGTTTCTACGTTGGTGACGATTGTGCCGCCGCTGGAGTTGGTGATGATTGTGCCTCCGTTGAGGTTGGTCGTGCTGTTGTTGATGGTGACCGTGCCGACGTTGGTGTTGACCGTTCCGTTGTTGGTGGTGACCGTTCCATAATTGATGACAGTGTTATATCCGCTTGAAGGAATTTCATCAACCATGTTACCAGCATTGATTTCGCAATCATCGCTTCCAGTTGGAACAGCATTATTTGGAGTAGTTCCACCTTGGTCTTGAAACCAGTTAGCAGAATCGTTCCAAAGTCCAGAACCTTGATCTATGTAGTAAAGATTCATGCTGTAAATTCTTGGTTACGGACTACCCACCATTTTGAACCACTGTAAATCATCTGAAGGAGTCGAGTGCTACCAGATGCAACTGCGCCACTAAACGTGGTGTTAGTAGGTGTGACAATGTTAGTTCCTAGAGTGACGGTTCTGATAGCTCCAGAAGCAATCAAACGAATCTGCCAAGTGCTGCCGTTTGAACCGCCAGTAGGACCGTTAAGGGTCAAATTTCCCGTCATGGCAATTTGACGATTCTGACCATCAGTAAAAACTGGAGTTACTGCTACAGCGTAGGGAATGCTTGTTGGTGCTGTATCTGCACCGCCACCAGATGCAGCAGCAAGTCTAATGGCATTAAGCAATGTCGGAACACTAACAGGAGGCGGAACTGGCAATGTTTGAGGTATTCCAGGCATAATAGTCAGGATTGAAGCTGTCCTTGTGTGGCAAGAAGTGTCGCGTAGATCAAAGTTGGAATGCTAACAGGTGGCGCTGGAACAATAAGTGCATTTGTTGAAATGGCACCAGAATAATTGCGATTCACAAACGCAATGCGGATAGAGTTCCATAGCTGAGCTTCTGAC